CCGCCTAAGTCAACCGCCAACGGGGCGCACCGCGCCCCACAACTCCCCGGATTAAGGATTTCTTCCCATGATTGCCGCCTTTCTGCTGACTCTTTCTTGCCACGTCGTACCCGCCACCGCCACCGCCGAACAGCACAACGAGTGCGCCGTCATGGAATTACAGCGCTTCGACAATGCCACCCTAGAGGAAATCCAAGGCTGCGCCGACATGGCCGAAGACCTGCTCAAGTTGGACCGCTTCGGTAGCCGCTGCGAAGTGTTGCCAATGGCCGAAGGCGGCGAGACCGCCAGCCTTGACGTGCTCGACAATGTCCGGGGCCAGATCGACGACAACGAGCCGGCCAGCGAGGCGCTGCAAAATCACCGCGTTCGCTACGGCGGCAACCTGATGCAGCGGATCTACGACCAGCCCAACTACGTGTTCTGATTCACCTCACTCCGCAGACTGGAGTCCCTTCGGCCAGGCGTTCGCACGCCTGGCCTTTTTTATACGCGCGCGCCTGCGCCTCGGCGTGATCGAGTACCGATAGGAAAGCCTCCAACTCGCTGAAAAGCAGTCGGAAATTTTCCCATAAGTATCTGATCCACAACGATTTTCCACCAAGAAATAGCATTCAAGGAGTTCCACCATGACCGTCATGTCCCGCCTCGCCCAACGCATCCAAGACGCCAAGGTCGACCTGTCCGCCGACGTCGACCTCCCGCTCAGCCTGATCAACATCTACGCCTGCTCGGTGTACCGCTTCGACGGCAAACACCCAGTGCACACCTACGTCGCCGCCATCCACACCGCAGTGGCCGTGGCCAAGTTGGCGGACTGGTGTGAGGAGCGGCACAACTTCCGCCCCTTGCGCTCGACCTGCAAGACCCCGGTGCGCCGGCTGAAAATGGCCGACCTGATCGAGAACCCGGCGGCCTTCGACAGCGCCCTGCGCAACGCCAAGGACAGCCACGACGAAGGTGCGGTCTACGCCCTGCGTCGGCTGCCACGCTGGATCAGCGAGCAGACCGGCGTAGCCATGCCCGTCATCGACGGCGAGTTCGCCACCCGCAGCCTGTGGGGTGACCTCAAGGCGGCGTTCACAGCGGAGGTGGGCCATGCGTAACAAAGCGCCGATTCGCAGCGAGGACCAGATCCTCAACGCCGCCCGCAGCGTGTACCAGATCGCCTGCCTGCTCAAACTCAGCCGGCAGGAATGGCGCGACATGTACCACCTCGACATCTTCAGCAAGGTGACCGCGCCTCTGGCCAGCGACGAGGCGATCCTCAACGCTTTCGCCCGAGGGGTGCAGCAGGTCTACGAGACCACCATCCTGATGGAGCACTGCGAGTTCGTGTACTTCGTCGACGGGGTGAGGATGGGCGTAAAGGAGGTCATCAGCCAAGGTCCGGACGCCAGGCTGTCGGCGGTCTGCGGCCATCAGTGGAAGGACAGCGAGTTCAACTTCACCGAGTTCACCAAGGAGGCCGACCTATGAGCTGGATCACGTGGATAGCCATCGAACTGACCAACATGGGTATGGAACGGTGGCTGGCAGCTCTTCTGGCGCTGCTGGGGACGTTTGCCGCCCTTCTGCTGCTCGGTGTATGCCTGGTGGCCTACAAAGAGGGCTGGCGAGCGCACAGCCACCGCCACGCCCCCAGCCCGCCGCGAGGCGCCACCCGTCACAACCCTGGGCAGCGTGGGGAAGGTGTGGCTGTGGTTTTGCGCAGCAAAACAAAAGAATGATGACAATGAGCCATACATGCAAGGTGCATGCCAGAAAGGCTTACTTATTACTTATTACATAAGTTAAAGAAAGAGGGGGTATAGAGGGGGTATGGGGGAGTATAAAGGTGTAATGGAGGGAGAGCTGAATCGTTGATATCGCTTTTCATAAAAGGCGACTTTTTCGAAAACCTAATACTGGGGGTGCTTTTGGAAAACAGATATCGAGGTTTGACCTTTATTTCTACACAAATAAGCAGCCAAACCCGCCCCAAAACCCTCCCCTTCCGCCTCAACCCCTTCCACCACAAGCCATACAGCCTCCCTCCACTTTTTCCACCAAACCGACGCGATCCCCTGCAGCCTGCGTAAATTCGTCACCTTCCCCTTATCTCTTATCGTAAATGGGCAGGTGGCCATCAGTGGAATTATTCGCATCGGCGAAACCGTCGCGAGAACTTTACTCACAAAGGAGTGGGTAATGGACCGCCTGATTAACTTTTTCGCCAAAGTCGTTTTCTCTCATAGACGTCATGGAGAGACCAACTTTATACTAAAGACCCGACCCCCAGTGTTTACTGGGCCTTATATGGAGTTTTTATGGAATTTTCACTGGTCAGCCCCTATCAGCTCAAGGCCAAGCTTGAAAGGCCCGCCCTAGAGCGCCTGCGCAACAAACCTCCCAAGGCCTCTCGGCACCGCGCCCATAGCCTCAACTGCTATCTGCCTGCCGGCAACGAGTCCGCCAGCCACCGGGTCACCGGCGCCACCATCGGTGCCGACAGCGACGAGATGATGCACGCCGCCATGACCTACGCCGGTTCCCTACTCGATGCACTGGGCCTCGGCAGCAAGCCGGCACGCATCCTGATTGGCCCGGCGCGTTACGGTGACAAGGTGCTCACCGCCTACTGCAACGTCCTGATCAAGGCTGCCCTCGGCGAACGCGGCGTCGATCTGGTCAGCCCGCTGCTCGTCTCCTACCTGCTCGGTGGCATCCCCATCAGCGCGGTGGAGGAGCTGGCGCACAAGGCCGTGGATCTGATGGAGTTCTTCCCCGACCCCTACGTCCCGAACAAGCAGCTGGCCCGTCAGCTGCCGATCCTGGGCTTCGGTGCGCAGTTCCCCCACATCCACGCTGACGAGTGCTACGACGCCAGCTACGAGGAGCCGCCGAAGAAGTACAACCACATCAACTTCAAGCAGCAGTACCTGCTCGACCTGCCGGCCAGTTCCAGCTACGCCAGGCTGCTCATCAACCAAGGTGCGTACCCAGCCACGCTGCGCCGCACGCTGACCGCGATGAAGTTGGAGGTGATGGCCGAGGCGACCCGGCTGATGGACCCGGACGGCGGTGAGATGACCGAGTTCGCTGCCCGTGGGCGTAACGACCTGGTGGTGGACGATGTCGTCTTTACCCGCGCTGTCCGCCGCGTGTTCGAGAAACCGTGGGAGGATCTGGACCTCAAAGGCACCAACGAGGACCGCTTGCACGACGCTGAGGTGGTCACAGCCAGGCTCATAATTCAGCGGCTAAACCATAAAGTATTGAAGACCGCGAAGATGTCCGCTGTGACGTTCGTCGGAATGTCGCTACTTACCGGTGTATCTGTGGCCAACTGGGCCGAGTTTGCCGTCTATGATTTCCGTAGGCGAGGTGAGACCTTCATCACGCCAGAGGTGATCGAGGAGGCCATCGAGATGTTGCAGGTGTCGCCGCACTTCAAGTGTGAGCAGCAACTGCGAGGCGCGGCGACAGAGTTGCGCTACAACCATCTCGCCAAGGCCAAGTGGGCACGGCGGTTGCAATCGCCGAGAGCGCCGCTCTGGAGCAGCAACGGGACCTTCTACATTACGGGGGTACTGTCGCAGGGAGGCTACACGTATCGACACAAACCTTTCTCGCTAAGTAGCGATTAAGGTGGGTGTAGTTCCCCAACTAATCCCCACGAATGGGTGACGTATGCGATTTCCTTCCCCTGAACAGGTGCGTATCCACTGGACGATGCTCGACTGCCTATTCGACGAGGTCTACCTCGGGCAGCACGACGACACCCTGCACGGTCCCGAGATGCTGGAAGAACTGATCCGGTACTTCGCCTGCCACGACCCGCGCTTCAATGCGGTGGGCCTGTCGTGGAACCGCAAGGGCTTTATCCAGTACCGCATGGGCGACGACTATCAGGACTACTACGCAGCGGAGGCGGCGATCGCCGTGTTCCTCGGCCTGGGCATCAAGTCCAACGCCCACGCCACGTACCTCAGCCTGCCAACCATCTACAAGCGCTTCGACAACATCCTCGAAGCGCGGATCTGGATCAGGTGGCGGGTGCAGCGCATGTACGGCTTCGACAACAAGGCCCGCGATCTGTGGACCGGCTACCCCCGCAATTTTCCCCAAATAACCCATCAAAACAACGAGTTACTTGCCATTTAGGACTAAGAATTATGACCGTGTTCCTCACGTCAGACCGCACCATCAAGGCTGTTATCTTCCACAACCAGAGAAAGAAACACGCTGTCCCGCAGCAGATCTTCGAGAACCGCAAGCAGTTCGGTATCGAGGAGCGCCAGATCCCTCCCCATCTTGTCCTCCTCGACGCTGAAGGTTTCGTCTTCGACTATGAACCGCTCGAAGACGGGACGGTGTGGGTGTGGGAGCACCACGATTATGGCCGGGCGGCGCACTTCACCAGCCTCGACGAAGCGATCAAGGCCGCCTACTGGCGCTACCTCGGCCTGTCCGAGGTCATCAGCGCCTTGACCCGACTCGGGTTCAAGGTTGAGTCCTTCGGTGAAGGTCCGGCCTTCTACTGGCGCTACACCCGAGGCCATCGCACCAGCCCGCTGTTCCCCACCGAGGACGCTGCCTGGCGTGATGCCAAGCGCACCCATGAGAAGGCAGAGGCCAAGGTCGCCGCTGACCCGGGCATCTACCGCAGCCCGGCCAACCACCTTGACTACGCCAAGCCTCGCGACCTGATCAGGGTGGTCGGCACCGTCGGCGTCGAAAAGCTGCTGACCGAGGCGGGCTACACCTTCGCTGGCTCCACCTGGAGTTTGCGCACCAAGGCCGACGGCACGGTCAGCGCCCTGACCAAGTCCATCGCAGGCACTCACGGCGACCTGCTGATGAACGCCCTCGACCACTACCTCGGCGAGTTCAAGGCGCCCGCCCTGAAGATGCAAGAGATCATCGACAAGGCCGTGGCAGCGGAGGTGACGGTGGACATGTCCATGTTCGAGGGCTACACCTCGCAGCAACTGATGGAACTGCAAGGGTTCGCCGGCCCTGGAGCCCGCCTCAAGACCCTGCAAGCCCTGGGCTACGTCTTCGAGCGCGGCCGGTGGACGGCGCCGAACGGCAAGGTCACCACCAGCGACCGGGTCGAGCTGTCAGCCTTGGTCAACGAGGCCTGGGAGCACCGCAAGCAGTGGGAAAGGTCGCAAGTTAGCGATAAATCCTCCACCTTCGAACAGTCCAAAGCCATACTTGATGACTTGCACCTGACCAACGCGCTCTGGTGGTTCATCGAGAACGTCGACGTCGACCACGCCGACCGCAACGAACTGTTCTTCTACCTCCGTGAAAGGATGCGCAACCATGGCTGAACCCACCCTGACCGGCAAGCTCAGCGAGCTGCGCCAACTAACCCTCAACCTGCGCCACCGAGAGGCCTTGGACGAGGCCATCAGCATCCTCGACCCGCGCGCCAACCATGAGTTGACGGTGCTGGAACTGGAAGACAAGTACACCGGCTGCGAGCGCTGGGGCGAATGCCCCGACTGGTCCCGCGAGGACTGGCGCACCGAGGTGTCGGACGAAGAGACCCAGCTCGGCTACTGGGAGTGGGTCTACAACAAGGTGCAGAACGAGGAGCGGACATGAACATCAACATCACCTCAGAACAGCAGCTGGTGCAGATAATCCGCCAGCACTTCAACATCGGTTACAGCTTTCAGGACTGCCTGAACATTCTCGAGAGTCTGACCTTGCGAGAAGAGCGCGACATCCTGACCGCCGACAACAAGGCGCTGATCGCCAAGTTGGAAAATCCGCCTCAGCGCCCGGTGCATCAGCCGACCCCGCCGGAGGCGGTCCCGCAGAAGAACCTGTCCTACGACAACGACGGACTGGACGGTTTCCGCGAGGTACAGCGTGGCTAAATACGTCCTCTCCCCGGAAAAGGAAGCCGAGATGGTGGCGCGGTACGTGGCCGGCGAGACCAGCCCCGAACTGGCCGAGGTCTACTTTGTGAACCGCGCCACCATCATCAATTACCTGCACCGCAACGGCATCACCCCTCGCAAGCCAGGCAGCACCAAGCGCGCCACAGGTGCGATAGGAAAGCAGGCCTACGAACTGCGCGAGCAGAAGGTGGCGTGGAAGGTGATCTGCCGCAAGCTGAACATGGCCCGCACCACGCTGACCACGGCCGCCAACGAATACAAGGACTCCCTCTATGAAGAGCCTCTACTGTCGAGAGTGCAATAACTACCTCATGGCCGGCGACGGCGAGTGCCACGATTGTTCCTGCGGCTGGAAGCAGCCAGTGGAGCCGGAAGTGGTCGAGGTCCCGGTCGTTGAAGAAACCATGGCCCAGCGCTACGAAGCCTACTGGCAGCGTAACCACATGCTGGATCACCACGAATTCGACTGCCCCAACCCGGACTGTGACCACCGCCTCAAGGCCCGGCGCCCCGCCAAAGGCAGCGGCGAGATGTGGGACAGCCTGGCCGAGTGCCCGTATTGCAACGGGATCTTCTTCTACGAATCCCGCCCACTGCGGATCGACGTGTCCTTCAAGGGCAAACTGGAGCGGCTATGACCGACGTCATCATCTACCGAGTCGTCACCCAGCCGGGTGGCGAGGATGGTCGGGACTTCAACGACAAGGGCGGCACCGTGGTCAACGCCTCCTTCGAGAAGCAGGCCATGACCCTCAAATACGGCCACGACAGCCGCTACCGCATCGAGCCAATTGTGCTCGATCTGGACGCCGCCAAGCGTGAAGCCATGGCCAAACTCACCAAGGTCGACCAGCTGGTGCTGTTCGGCTCGAAGGCCCGACCATGACACCCACCGGACGCAAACCCAGCGAACCGCAGATCCAGAACCTGCCCGGCACTTTGGCCTACGAGATGGAGATGGCCGAGGTGCGGTTGAACCAGCACCTCGCCAGCCCCGCCCACAAGGCGCAGGTGGAACGGGTGAAAGCCCTGTCCACCGAACTGCGCAAGGTCCTGGGCGAACTGGCCGAGCGCTTCGGCACCACGCCGGAGGAGATGGCCAAACTCATTGCCCGCCGGCTGGAACGCAAAGCCAAGGCGGATCTGCAAATTGTTCCACGTGGAACACCGGAGGATTCATGAGCCGACTCAGCCGCAAAGTCATAGCCGACATCCGCCAAGGCGCCAAGAACGGCGGCTGGCTCGGCCCTGAGCACACCCTGCAGCTGCTCGATCATCTCGACCAGGTGCAGCAACAAGCCGACATGCTCGAAGTCAGCTGTGAGCATGAGATGGAAGACGGCGAGTGCATCCACTGCGGCGCCGAAGCCGACGATTAATCAAATGTTCCACGTGGAACACAACCAAGGAGTCACCGTGAAATACATCGTCACCAAGAACGAAGAAGGCACCGAAGAGATCTTCATGTTCCCTTCCCGTTACCACCACAGCGACATGGCCGACACGGTCAATCACCTGAAGTCGTTCAAGAACGGCAACCCGAACGACTGGGAACGCCACTACAAGACGCCGGTCAGCGCCGGCTTCACCAACGGCGTGATCTGCCAAGGCTATAGCGAGACCCTGGACCTCAAGTCTCGCGGCGAAGCCGATGCCCTGCTGATCAAAGCCTAAATGTTCCACGTGGAACACCGTACCTCGGAGCCAATATGAAACTCACCGCCGCACACGCCGACACCTGCCTCCCCAGCTACTGGGGAGGCCACCATCTACCTCACATCCAAGTCATCGTCTGGAACGGCATGACCCTCAAGGAGCTGAAACAATCCCTGCACAGCGAGCTGAATGAAGGCGCGGTTGCGGGAAGGGTCATCGCCGACGACCTCAGCGATGAGTGGTGGGAGGCGGCCAAACGGGCCGTCAGCGACATCACCGCCAAGCCGGCGCATACCGGGGTAGTTGAAGTCGAACCGGCCGACCCCGAGGAGCGCCAGCTGTTCCTCGACCTCGAACCCGACAACGAAGACGACGATGGCCAGGAAAGCGTGTACGCCTTCTTTGTGTTCATCGAGGAGGACGTATGAACTATTGGATGAAGGCCGAAGACAAGGTCAAAGCAAAACCTCACACCCTGCTGGGCATCCCCGGCTACCTGATCCAAGAGGCAGGCCCCAACGGCCTGTGGGCACGGCAGGAATTCTTTGCCCGCCGCGAGTTCAAGCCGGGCGGCGTGTTCGACATCGTCATTGACTACGAACGTGGCCACCCGAGCAACACCAGCAATCACTTCGGCATGCGCTTTAACTTCGGCGGCACCAGCGGCCCGCTGGTGGACCGAGACGAGATGAAGTTCTGGCCGGAGATCAAGCACCTGGCCAAGTGGCACCTGTGTGAAGACGGGGTGCCGATGTACTACATCGAGAACACGGTCTTCCGCGCCGAGCACGGTCAGCTGGACCTGGCCCGGGAGAACTGCCTGTGGCCCGACGCCCCGGAGGAACTGCTCACCGGGCCGCGCGGCGAACTGGAGAAGGCCCTGATCGCCCGCCTCCCGGCCATGCAGGAACAGTTCCGCAGCGACCTCGCCGCCACCGGCCTGAAACTTCACCCCTAAATGTTCCACGTGGAACACACCCAAAAGGACTAAGAAATGGAAACTCAAGCAACCCTGTGTGGCGTACCTGGCCGCCTGACCGTCGTACCAAAGCAAGGTAAACCCGGCCTGTTCCTGCACCAGACCTGGCTCAGCGAGCGCCGCACCAAGACCATCGACGGCACCAAGTGGCTGCTTCACGCCGAGGTGCGCTTCGACGACAACTGTGGCAACGGCCACAACAGTTTCGCCGTCACCGGCCACGGCTGGGAAGGTGTCTGGAAGAGCCGGGACTGGGACGTGGGAGGCTGCATCCACGACATGATCGAGAAGGCCTTCCCCGAGCTGAAACACCTGATCCGCTGGCACTTCATGAGCAGCGCTGGCGGCATGCACTACATCGCCAACTCCACCTACCTTGCAGGTAATCGGGACCACAACGGCCTGCTCAAGGGCGAGAAGCGCCAGATCATCAACGGTCGCACCAAGGACCCGGTCTGGAGCCTGCGTGCTGATGCCACCGGATGTGCATTGAAAACGCCTTTGAGCGATGACGAGGACATCACCAACCTGCCTCTGTACCGGCTGCAGGACATGTATGACTCGAAGACCCTGCCGGTCGCCATCCCTCGCCTGTTTTGGGAGCCGACCTGGAAACACGGCGAAGGCAAGGAACGCGACTTTGACGCAGCCCGCCGCTGTGCCATGTGGCCGGAAGCCACGGAGGAGCAGCTGAGCCTGCCACGGGAAGAGCTGACAGCGCTGCTGGAAGCCCGCGCCCCTCAACTGATGTTGGACTTCAAGGCCGACATCGCCGCCACCGGATGCCTTCTGTGGGAGCCTGAACATGTACCTGACACAACTGCGAGCAAGTGACGTCAGTCACACCAACTGGCCGAGCGACGGCAATGCCGAACTGCTCGACATCTGCTTCAACATCGTCGACGACACGTTGAACAGCTGGGTGGAAGCGCACACCGCATTCAAGCGGCGCCAGCGCTTCCACCACTACGAGTACATCGGCACCCACATCCACCAGACGTTCACCCGTCTGGTGGTGGACGCCATGAAGCACATCGAGGACGACGAGGTGCGCAGCTATGGCAGCAACAAGTTCCCCAGCGAGACCCTGGCCTATGCGCTGCTCAGGGTTTGGCTGGCCCGGGAAGCTGAAGAAATGAAACTCCAGAAAGTGAGCAACATATGAGTCGAGCTATCAGCGCCACGTTGTATCGCGGCAAGAAGAAAGAAAAGATCTGGACCCGCTACTACAGCTGGATGGACACGGCCATGCCGCGTGCCGTCCAGCTGGCCTTGCAGACTGGCGAGGTCGGCGACGTCGTCGAGTTCGCCAGCACTGACATCGGCTTCCAGATCGGGGTTCTTCATGTCCGCCCGAAAAACCGAGTGGAGCTGGAGTATTCGGACCTGGTCCGGAGCAGCCCATCCCTGATGAAACTGCTGGGAGGTGACGTATGAGCACCCGAGTCAAGCAAGACGAGTTCCACTCGATGAGAGGCCATGTCGCCGACGGCGTCGAGATCCTGATGAACAACGGCGACGTCGTGACCCTCAAGGCGGTCATTAAGGGTTGGCAGCTGTTCAAGGACGGCACCAAACAACACGCCCCGCCCACCAGCTCGGCGTATGTCATCGAGTGTCTGGTGTTCAGCTACCCCAACCCGGAGATTGGACCGTGAACCCTATCGTACTTATAGCCGCCGGGTTGTCCGTCGCACCGCGAGGATTGCTGGAAGCGCTTGGTGAGATGCCCCCTAAAGAAAAGGTGTCGAAGCCACTCACCGACGACGACCTGATGCGGTTGCACGACGCTACCGCCAAACGACTACGCCGCGCCGAGAAACTGCGCAAGCTGGAGGCCCGATGCACTACTACATAAACGAAGCCACCCAGCGGGTGGTGCCGACGTCTATGTCACACAGCGACGTCCACAAGCTCTACACCACCCAGGCCGAGGCCGAGAAGGTCATCGTCTCGCTGCCCTATCTGGCCAGCCTCATGGATCAGGTCGCGGCAGCCAAGGCTATCTTGATCGACCGCAAGCAGTACAAGCGGATCGCTGAACTGCTGGAATGCCTGGCCGGCATCCACGGCGAGCTGGACGGCAAGGAGTGGGACTCGGACACCACGCAGAACATCCGTGACCTGCTGTGTGCCTTCGGTATCCCGGTCCGAGGTATCGACGAGGATGGCTGGACCCAGGTCGAGTTCCGCGGTGAACGGTGGGCCTACAACGAGGACTCGGTGGCCTGCTGGGACGATGCGCTGGGCTTCGACTTCCGCTTCTTCCACCAGCAGGGCAGCCCTTCGGATGAGTCCATCCTCGAAGCCCTGGCGGAGACCTACCCGGAGGTGCCGGCATGATTCTCTGGTTCCTCAAGTGGCAGCTGCGCCGCGAGTACCGCAAGTACCAAGATGATCTGCAGCGCTGGAAGGCGGGCCGAGTGAATTGGCACTTCGCTACCCGCCGGGCGCCACAGATCGCCAAGCTGTCCCACGCAATCGAACGCAGGGAGCGCCTTCAAACCGAGGTGTGACATGTGCAAATTGAAAGGACGTTCCCTGACCATCCATGGCCCGTCGGACGAACCCCGGCGGGTGGTGGTGACCGCCAACTACATGCGAGATCCCTGCGTCATCCTGCACCTGAAGAAGGTCGGGCGACTGGGGATCAACCCGGAAGAGGCTGACCAGCTGATTCTGGATTTGAAGGAAGCGCTCAAGGCGCTTCGGGAGGATTGAGTGCCTAGCTATCGACAATGCAGCCGCCGTCCGGCCAAAAAGGTCTGGCGATACCCGGGAGTACCTATCCCGTTCCGCCTCCAGTGGAAATACAAGGAGGCTACTTGAGCCAGACACGCCTCGGCAGCCTGGCCGAGACCACCATCAACATGATCGTCGGCTTCTGGCTGTCGGTGCTGGTGCAGGGCATTGTCTTCCCGCTGTTTGGGTATGACCTGCCGCTGCACAGCAACATGGCCATCGTGGCGATCTTCACCATCGTCAGCATGGCCCGCAGCTATGTCTTGCGGCGGATGTTCAACTGGATCAGCACAAGGAGGGCGCATGCCTAAGTTCAACGTAACCATGATGGCGCTGGCCACGATGTACCTGCAGGTGGAGATCGAGGCCGAGAACAAGGAACAGGCGGAGGTCTTCGCCAAGTCCAAGGCGCCGAGTGACCCTGGTGACTGGCAGATCGAGCCGGAAACCCCCATCCATGAGGTCGAAGTGACCGAGGCCGAACTGATCGAGGAGGACGACGATGACGTTGAAGAAACTCAAAACGCCGATGACCTTCTACCTGCCTGACGGCACCACGGAGCTACGGCAGTACGACCCTGACCTGCTGTCCTTCGAGCATGAGGGCTACCAGATCCGCGACCCGATGCAGTCGGAGTGCAGCCGGTTCCACATCGACCCGCGAAAATACGGGTTCGAGGAGTACCACACCGGCGGCGGCTGCATGGCCCTGATCAAGGACCTGCCAAGTGGTGAATACCTGCTGCTGACCGACGAGAACGGGGATGACATCCCGGCGATCGGCGATCAGGAAGCGCTGCTCGGCCGCTACACCACTGAAGGTGAGCCGGTGGCACTGATCACGGTGGGCAACATTTTGTTCGACAGCGAGGAGGAAGACGATGATCCCGTGGAAACGAGTTAGGCAGGTCGTGGTGATCGGCGCCAGCGTCTACATCATCATCAAGGCCTGGGGCTTCATCATCGGCCTGCTGGTGATGGTGGTAGCGGTACTGGCCGCAGCCGCCGCAGCCTGGTGGCATTTCAGAAAGCGCAGTTGATTCAAGGCAGGGCACTCGTTGAGTGCCTTGTCACTTGAGCCATCTGAAACAGAAGAACGGAGACATCATGGGACTATCACACCGCACTATCGAAACCAAGGTTTACAAGTTCGACCAGCTTAGCGAGACGGCCCAAGCCTATGCGCTGCAGAAGCATTACGACTACAACACCGACCACGGCTGGTGGGAGGCGGTCTACGACGATGCTGTGAATATGGCGACGGAGCTCGGCATCGACATCGACTGCCGGAGGGGAAGCAGCCAGCCGTGTATCTTCTTCAGCGGCTTCAGCAGCCAGGGCGACGGTGCCTGCTTCGAAGGCTCCTACAGCTACAAGAAGGGTGCGCTCAAGGCCCTGAAGTCGGCGGCACCGGCGCGGTACAAGGACCAAGAGACCAAGAAGTGGGTCGACCTGCCGAACAACGCCGAGCTGCACCGCATTGCCAAGGAACTCACGGCGGTCCAGCGCAAGCACTTCTACCGCCTGGAAGCCAAGGTCGTCCAGTCCGGCCACTACAACCACAGCGGCTGCACCCGCATCGAGGTCAACGATTGCGAGTCGCTGTACCGCGACATCGGGGACGCCGAGGACGACATCAAGCAGCTGCTCCGTGACTTCATGGACTGGATCTACAAGCGCCTGGAAGACGAGTACGACTGGCTGACCAGCGATGAGCAGATCAAGGAAGCGCTGGAAGCCAACGAGGTCGAGTTCGACGAAGACGGGGGTCGGGTATGAGCAACAAAGCCCTGGCCAACGCCGAGCGAGTGGCCGACGAAGCCATTGAACTGACCGTACAACTCAACGGTGTGTTGCGAGGCATGATCGACAAGATCGAGAAGAAGCATGCGATGCCGGCGATGCGCGAGCTGATCAACCATGCCGACGGCGAGGCCAAGCGCCTGCGAGATGAACTTGAGGGACACGGATGAAGTACGACCAACACCGGGTCATGGTTCAGCTGCCAAGTGGCTGGGCTCAGGCCTACAAAGGCACTCAGGCCGGGTGCCGCACCTTCATCAAGGCCATGAAGATGGCTGACCGAAAACAACAAAAGCCGGTCGTGACCCGGCGGAGCGTGGAGCAATGGTTAGAGCTGATGTCCTCGTCGTCTGGCAGCCAGGCTACATCACCCTCAGTGATCGAGACCTGCGAGAGCCCAACCCGTACAACGGGGTCACGTTCACAGCTGCAGCCCTCATATTGATGGCTGAGGCGATTGGCAACACCTGTTACGAGTCCGACTGGATGCTCCAGCGGATTCAATCCGAAAGCAAATACTGAGAGGGTTCCTCCCATGCCACAAAAGAAATTAGGTGACGGCACCGTCGTCAAGACCAACCTGCAGCCGCGGATGGTCATCGACTGGTACGAACTGACCGACGCCGAGAAGAAAGAGATGGATTACATCGACGACCACTGCAAGGAGATGTCCTTCAACGGCTTCCGCTTCAAGGGCAACGTGTGGGATCTGGATGAGTTCACCCGGGTCCATCCTGACGGCATGCTGGCCAAGGCCGGCTGGGACGGATCGTCGGCGCAGTCAGCGTTCCACGGTGTGGTCATCTCCATCGCCAAGGACATGGAGACGGTCGTCGTCGGGCAGGTGTTCTCATGAGCCAGCAGCTGCCCTACGTCTTCGACCTGCTGTACGACATCAAGACCCTGGACGAGCTGAACGACCACCTCAGCGGTAAGCAACGCTGCGCCACCAGCGCCTCGGACTTCGAGCTGTACGAGCTGGCTCGCAACAACGGAGTCGACTGCGACGGGCTGGCGGAACGAGGCAAGCGGGACCTGCCGGATTACTACGGGATCTGCGACAAGCACCTGGAGTCATCTCACGGCTATAAGTGCCCGATCTGCCGCGCCAGCCACTACGAAGCACTGCTGGTCCTGCTGACCCGGACCGACGCCGGCCTGATGCCGGATCTGGTGGAAACCATCAAGCGCACCCTGAAGGAGAACGGCTATGGCAATCACTGACCAGATTGAGTACAGCGTCTGTGAGGACTGCCTACTCAGCATCGCCCACGGCCACAGCGACAACATGTCGGGCGCCGACAACGCCCACCTTGAAGCCCGGATGAAGGCTGAGCTGGGCGACCGTAAAGGTCACTGGGTCACCGGCATCCAGCCCACCGAGGATGACGAGGAAGGCACCGGTTACGACGAGTTCAGCTGGTCGGACTGTGAGCTGTGCAACAGCAGCCTGGGCGGCAGCCGTCACGGGGTCAGCCTACTGCTGGAGGGTGACAAGTGAGCAAGCACGCAGAGTTCGCCCCGTTCGACGGGGATGGCCGGCTAAAGAGTTACCCGCCAGCCGTCCGCTTCCTCGGCGCTGGCAGGCCAACGGCGGTCACCAACTCAGTGGCCCGCCGGGTCATCGAGGAGTTCCAACGCCACGGGATGTCCAACCACTCGCCACAGGTCACCACGCTGTGGGTGTTGATCACCTGGTGCAAACACCACAACCGGGCCTTCGAGGTCTGGTACTGGGACTCCGGCGGCTACAGCATCGTCCTCGACCGGATGGACAACCACGTCATCAGCCAAGAGGGCGGGCGCAAAGTGCTCAGCCTGGGAGATCTCGATGGATGACAAAGACACGTTCCACACCTTCGGTTACCGAGGCGGGTACATCCACACCTGCTGGAACCGCACCAGAAAGAAAGAAGAGGTGCAGGTCCAGCGCTACGAAGGTGACAAAGCCCGCGCCGTGAAAAGTGTGATCGGCGCCAAACGACTAATCGGCCGCTACCTGGCCAAAAAGGAAAGTAAATCATGAGTGTGCAAACCAGCTGCAACTTGTTTAACGCGGTGCAAGCCGACATGCGGGTCTACCTGAAGGCCTCCTATTACGTCGCCATCACCTACTGCAGCAACCTGCGGGTAGGGAGCAGCGGCGAAGATCCGGTCGTTGAACTGCGTCAGTTCCCTGACAAGGTCTTGATCACCCCTGAGCACATGGGGCACAAGCTGGTCCTCAACATGACCCACGGCCGCAAGGACCCGAAGGAAGAGATGGAGGACTTCGGGTTCTGCGCCAGCAGTGTCGAGGGCCACGTGGCGCCGACCGGTGACGCCATCCTGTTCCTTGAGGAAGGGGTTAAGGTCATCACCTACAAGGACGACGGCACCTGGGACGAGAGGCTGATCCCGTTCGTGGAAGACATGCTGTTCTACGAGGGCAACTACTACGGCGACTACTCAGCCGATAACGACAGGAGGGTGGCGTGACGGACAAACCCCGATCGTTGGCCAGGGTCAACAAGATCGCCCAAAACCTGCGCCGTGCGGCGCGGGACAAGGGCCAGAAGCTGGACTATAAGGTCTCGCTTGAACAGGCCGCCAAGCAGTGCGGCTTTGAAACCTACAACCACGCAGTGATCGCGCTGCCCGCCAGTGACCCAACCCCCGTTCCTCGGAGCTGATATGACCGATACCGTTGACCTCTGCTACCCCAAGTCCCAGCAGCCTTCCATCATGAAAATGCGCAACTGCAGCCGCGGTGCACCGATGGGCATGCGGGACACCACGGATGCCGACCCTGACTTCACCGGCACCATCCACCTCAACCTGCTGAAGATGTCGCCCTGCGGTGCCTACTGCGCCCAGTCCGGCACTTACTGGGGCTGCGCCACCCCGAAGACCGGCTGGATGTACCGAGCCTGGTATTACGCCGACGTCGGCGACGAGGTGGTGCACATCGAGATGTTCATCCGTGGCATCACCCGCCGCGATGCGAAGCTCAAGGTGCTGGAGCAATTCCCCAAGGCGAGGTTCTACAAATGACCGAGCCCCGCACTCCTAAGTACCCCAAGCGCAAGCCGCTCAGCCAACCCGGTGACAAGCCTCCGACCACTCCGAAGAGCCGGATGGGCAGCCAACCCGCCTCGGTAGTCAAGACGCCGCTGGTGAGGCTGGGAGAGGGCTGCATGTTCGATCCGTCCACCGTGGTCAGCGCCTACGTCAAGCACGCCGAGTCCGGCGAGATGTCTATGGTGGTGTGGATAAGCCGGACCTCCGGTATCACTGTTCACCCGGTCCAGGTGTACGACGGCAATATGTACAAGGCATTTGAAAAGCTGATGGGAGCCTGTGATGAATACCGCAGCGCGCCGCCCAAAGGGAGCCGGCCATGAACGAAAAACAAGAACGTCTGCAGGAAATCCGAAAGGACGCCATCGAGCTGATCCAGATGTCGGTGAAGAACCAGGTCGAGCAGCTGGACGAGCTGCTGAAGACCCACGGTGAGGCGATCTACGCCGAGGACAAAGGCTACAAGGGGCCGATGGCCACGCCGAAGAACATCGTGGTCGCCATGATGATCCGTGAGGCATGGCAGTGGGGTCCGCCAGGCTGCCGCATCCAGATCAGCACCTCGAACAGCGCGCTGCCCAGCAGCAAGTGGGCTCGGGGCGTCATCAACCGCATCAGAGGGTGGCTGCAATGAACATCGAGCGCGCTCTGCAGCTGAAGGCTGGGGACAAGGTGTACTGCCCGCCGGACCGAGGCGACAAGTCGTTCATCGGCGAGGTGAAGGAACCCTTCACCGGCGCCATCCACGCCAATAGCACTGGCGAGCAATACGTGTGGGTCTCCGTCAAAGGGCCACACCACACGTCTACCTGGCCCTCCAATCGGTTGGATAAAGCATGACAGTCAGCATCAGCGTTCAGATCGACAGCAACAACAACGCCGCCTTCGCCGAAGGCCCAGCCACCGAGATCGGCCGCATCATGAGGGAGGTGGCCAAGCGTATCGAAGACGGCGACCACCCGGACGGCATCGTGCCGATCCGCGATGTCAACGGCAACAAGTGCGGCTGGTTCAGCGTAATCGACGACGGAGAGGAAGATGGCCAAGAAGAGTAAGGTTCGCTTCACCCAGGACGTCTTGGACCGGTCCGAGACCAGCGTGGAACTGATCGGCGGCTACATCGGCGCCGGTGCCGACGGTACAGGTTGTCAGACCTATGGCCGGATGCAGCTGAACGGTGTGCGGATCATCAGCGACGAAGGCCTGGCCGAGATCATCGCCGCCGCCGAGGCGCGCGGTGCCGAACAGGGCGAGGCCAGCGCCATCGCCCGGCTGACCAAGAACGCCAAGGCCTTCGAGAAGAACGCCGCCAAGATCATCGCCGAGGCTGAGCAGCACGGCTATGACCGCTGTCTGGAGCGGATGCGCGAGACGCTGGGCAAGGTCAAGACCCTGACCCCCAACCGGGTGACACGGATCATGAACCAGACCAGCTCGCCGGGCGTCAGCCGGTTCGCCGCCAAAGAATAAACCTGTAGCAATTCAACCCCACCGCATAGGATACTTCGCCACTTGGCGAGGTATGCCTGTGCCTGTCTCTCAGAGGTGCAGCATGATTCATAGCCATTGCGCAGTAGATAAAATCGACGTTGTGTGCCTCGTTGCAGCCTTGATGAAGGCCAACGAGCTGGAAGAGCGCCTGCCTGAAGGCGAGGTTTACCGGGTCCAAGTCGGCGAGTGGGGTGATTTTTACCTGGCCGCCAAGAAGACCTTGAAGCTGGTCAAGCAGCTGCACCGTGAACACCCGGGTGACTGGGACGGTGTGGTCTGGTTCGAACTGCTCAATGACGCAAGTCGGGGGTCACTGGCTGACCTGGTGGTCGAGATGATGATCGACACCGACGTAACGAAAGAAGATCTGCGCCTGGTCGTGATCGACTGGCTGAAAACCATTCAACTTTAATCAGCAAGGACGCCCCGTGGCGCCTAAAGGATTTACGATGCGAGACATCAACACCCTCCCCATGCCTGCGAATTACCGTTGGATCGGCGGCAAGGTCGCTGACAACTTCGCCGGTGGCGGCGGCGCCAGCACTGGCATCGCCCAAGGCCTCGGCTTCTCCCCTGACATCGCCGTGAATCACAACGCTGAAGCGCTGATGATGCACGAACAGAACCACCCCACCACCAAGCATTACAACGAGTCGGTGTGGGACATCAACATCCCCAAAGCATTGAACAACGAGCCAGCCTTGATGGGCTGGTTCAGCCCTGACTGCACGCACTTCTCCGTCGCCAAAGGCGGCAAGCCAGTGAAGAAGGCCATCCGCGGCCTGGCCTGGATCGTCAAGAAGTGGGTAGGCCAAGCCGACATGGCCATGGTCTTCATGGAGAACGTGAAGGAATTCATGACCTGGGGTCCGCTGATTGCCAAACGCTGCAAGGTCACCAAGCGCGTCATCAAGCTGGTCGCCGACCCTGTGAAGAAGGACAAGGACGGCAACCCGGTGATGAACGAGGTGGTCAGCGAGCCAGGCGAACAGGTCCGCTACTGGGATCAGGCGCTGGTGCCGGACAAGAAGCGCGCCGGACAGACCTTCAAGCAGTTCGTCAAGCAGCTGCGTGAGGCTGGGTATCAGGTCGAGTGGCGCGAGAAAGGCCTCAACGCCTGTGACTACGGCGACCCGACCACCCGCAACCGCTTCTTCCTGATGGCCCGCAAGGACGGGCTGCCTATCATCTGGCCCGAGCCAACCCACGCCAGCCCCAAGCTGATCAAGGCCAACCCGGGCAAGCTGCAGCCGTGGAAGACCGCCGGTGAAAACCTCGATTTCAGCATCCCTTGCCCGTCGATCTTCGACCGCAAGAAGCCGCTGGCCGAGAAGACCCTGGCCCGTATCTTCAAGGGCATCCAGAAGTTCGTCATCGGCGCCGGGGACGATGCGTTCCTCGTCAAGGTCAACCACGGCGGCGACATGTTCCGTGGCCAGCCGCTGAACGAGCCGATCGCCACCCTGACCAGCAAGCACGGCACCGGTCTGGTCGACATCGCCATGGTCCGTGACTTCAGCAACGTGGAATCGCAGCTGACCTCAGCTGCAGCGATCATGAAGTTCCGCGGTGACTCGGGCGGCACCAGCTGCAACGACCCGCTGCCAACGATTACAGCCGGCGGCGGCGCCGCCCGGCCTGCTGGTGCGGCTCATGCCCTCGGCGTGCTGGAAACGACGCTGGAGCCCTTGGTGATGGGCTGCATTTCCACCATCGACCACCAGAGCACCGGTGATACCAGCCGCGGCTTCGACGAGCCGCTGTCAGTAGTGACCAGCAAGAACCGCCACATCCAAGTGGCAGCACTGCTCAAGCACTTCACCGGCGTGGTTGGCCAGACCCTGGACAAACCGCTGCCGACCATCACCGCCCGTGACCACAACTCGGTGATGGAATGCACGCTGGAGTCGATTGATCCGGTACAGGACCTGAACGACGCCATCGAAGTGGCTCACATCCAGCGCGACTTCGGCAACAGCATCGGCCACAGCGCCGATGAACCGCTGGGCGCCATCACTGCCGGTGGCGGCGGCAAGTCGGCCGTGGTCGCCAGCAGCCTGATCAAACTGAAAGGCACCTGCAAGCACGGTCAGCCGCTGGATCGCCCACTGGACACCATCGGTGCCCAGGGCAACCACTTCGCCGAGGTGCAGGCCTTCCTGATCAAGTTCTATGGCACCGGCGGTGCGGTGGGCTGCAACGAACCGCTGGACACCATCACCAGCAAGGCGCGCTTCGGTCTGGTCACCATCAAGGGTCAGGACTACCAGATCGTCGACATCGGCATGCGAATGCTGGAGCCGCATGAGCTGTACCGCTGCCAAGGCTTCCCGGCTGACTATCAGCATGAAGTCGTGATGGGCAAAGCACTTCCGAAGCATGCGCAAGTTCGCATGGTCGGCAACTCGGTGCCACCGGGCCTGGCCCGTGCACTGGTCTCAGCAAACATCCCTCGCTGGGCCTTGGGCCGCGAGATGCAGGAGAGCGCGTGATGGACCTGCAGCATCTGGAATACACCTTGACCCTCCGAGGAAAGGTCAACATTGAAGGGATGGACGCCGCCCAGGCTCGTAATGACCTGATGGACAGACTGGTCGAGGTGACTACCACCTTGACCAGCGACGGCGCCCAGCTGGACGTAGCAGGGCTGGCTTACCACGGTGAGGAGATAAGTGTGCTGGTTAAGGAAGGGGAAGCATGAAAATCAAGGTTACCGCCAACAACACCAACGGAAATCAGCCAGGCCAGGTCGAGTGGTTCGAGTGTATCGACCGGGCCAAGATGCACGCTGATTGGTGGCATGGACAGTCGGCACTGTGCAACGTCGAGATCAAGCAGCCGCTCGGGGTGCAGCTGACCCTGAGCAACGGCACCAAGATCTTCGAGGAAGCCGCGCACATCGACGAGGCGAACGAGGCGGTGAAGAGTTGGCAGGGTGTTATCGCCAACAAAAAGATCAACCGTACCCGGGTACGGCAGGCGGAGGTCGTGGGCCTACGGTTCATGACCTCCAAAGCCACCGAAGAAGACAAGCTGGTGGGCGCTTGGATGGCTGCGGCCCTCGAAGATCCACTGGTTTCACCGGTGATGAAGTACGACATCAACCTCTGGCTCGACAGTAAGGAATGGGTATGAAAGCAAAATCAGTGGTACAGGTCCGCACCGCAGCAGGCCTGATCGACGCACCGTGCTACTTCCAGTGGAAGCAGCAGGTCGGCGGCATGGACTTCGACTTCGCCCTGTGCGTTGAGTCCGGCCACCAGAAAGGGTTCCAGGCGCCGCTCTCGATCCATGAGCTCAGCACTGGATTCAACATCAAGGCGGTGATGCTGCACCCCAACAGCCGCAACCCGCTGACCGACATCTCGGCGCTGGGCATGCCTTCGCACCAGGTGAAGAAGATTGCCCGCGCCGCCTTCCACCGCAAGATCTTCAAGGAGGTCGGCCAGTTCCGCTTCCTGCAGTCGGTGGTCAGCGCACAGATGCTGATCGCCAAGCAAGAAGGGCGGATCTCCAAGGAAGAGGCAGCTGCCGGTGTCACCATGGAAGGCCACAGCCCTGAGTTCGGCGCCGTGCAGGTCACCCTCAAGGGCGGGCTGCCAAAGCTGGGCATCCGTGAAGACGGCGTGTGCCACGTCTGCGACGGCACCAAGGTTGTGTCGACCACCGAGAAGGACCATGAAGGGGTCCATCTGGAGACGGCCTGCCCGGAGTGCATCCCGAAGCCGGTAGCGGAGGTCTCGGAATGATCGAGATCTTCCACAAAGGCACGCTGCTCAGCAAGGCCCAGGTCGACGTGCTCATGGCTCAGCCGGCCGAGATGACCCAGCTGTCGCCGCGCAACTTCCGCAAGGCCGTGGACATTGCCCTGAAAAATGCCGGTGTCCCGGTGCCGGACATCGAGGTGGGCCAGGTCGTCACCTGGTCGATCCGCCTGCAGTTGGACCGTGGTCGCGTCATCAGCTACGACGAGCGCGCTGACAAATACCGGGTGACCTCGAAGCTGCGTAAGCGCGACGTCACCGTGTGTGGCCGGGACATCCGTGTATTCGTCAAGGAGGCCGAGCATGAGGCTGCTGAGTAACGAACAGATCCGCGAGATCTGCCTGGCCAACGGCTTCAAGCTGAAGCTGCAGGGCGAGGTTCAGGACGAGGGGATCTACGACCTCAACCCCTACGTCTACGAGGCAGCCAAGGCCATCCAGCAGGCGTTCTGCACCCACCCGACGTGGCTTGGCCACGCCGGGACCGGGGCGATCTTCTGCGCTGACTGCGGAGTACCGCACCCATGATCGACATGGAACAGCACCGCAAGATCCACCGCCTGCTGGAAGACTGGGCGCAGCTGGATCAGCTGTACACCAGCATCCAGACCCCAGGCCACCTGCACGTTCAGGTCCTGGGCAACTCCCGCCCTGAGTTCCGGGACGCTGCAGTGGCAGCCGCCAAGCTGGTCTTGCAGAAGCGCGCCGATCACATCCGGGGCGAGCTGAAGGACTGGGACTTTGACATTGATCAGCTACCCAAGCTGGTGGAGATCCCCAATGACCCCGAGAATTGACAGCATCCGGCTTCACGTCCGGCGAGGCACCCCACCGCGCAAGCTGAAGGAAGGCGACGAGAAATACGTCAAGGGCGTGCTCATGGTGCGCCAGCAGATGTACTCCTTCGGCCGGGCCATGATCAGCAATGGCCGACCGGTGTGGGAGTGGGTCGAGCGAGGCAGCGAACGGGATCGAGGCCAAGGCCGTAAGTGGGGGCGCTACCGCACCCTACGTAACGGTACTGATGTACCGGCCCCACCCGACGGCTGGAAAATACTCGAGTCGGGCCGTCCAGTGCCGGCCGGGTACATGGTCTTTGTCGAAGGCTACCGCGTCGCTGACTACACCGGCTGGCGCCAGGGCGAGGACTTCTTCGGGTTCGAAGCCACCTACGAGGGTGAGCGCCGGGCCTTCGCCGTGCCACAGACAAAGAACGAGATCATGCGGGCTGTCTTCGAGAGGGTCTGCGTGTGCATTGCTGAGGGCAAAATGCGTAAGCAGCCCGTCAGTGTGTCGGCCAACGTGGCCGTGAAGAAATACACAGCCCGCTGCAAATGCGGGATGGGAGTGACCCATGCGCCTGAGTGACAAGAACATCGCGGCCATCGCTGCCGCAGCGGAAGACTGCACCCTGTGCGGCTACGGCGACGTCCTGCTGCTGTGTGCCGAGGTGCAAGAGCGCCGCGCCAACAACGAAAACATCCCGACCACGCTACTGGCTGACCGCCTGATTCAGCGCCTGGATGAGGGGGAACTGCTCACCGGATTCCAGCGCAACGAGATCCAGCGCCGTGCCTGGCATGACGACGGCACCGCACAGGTTCCGCCGATGCCGGTCTCCGACGTACCGGACTCGGTGACCAACGAACGGCTGATGGACTGCCTGATCGAGCGCATCAACAAGAGCTGGAATTTCCGCGACTCGCAGGTCCTCGCGATGTACCACGGGATGAAGCAGCAGGGGTACTTCCAGAACATCACCTTCGTGGACACCAGAGCACTGCAGCAGGTCCTGACCGCATTGGCCAGTGACCAAGGGCACCTGATCCGTGAACTACAGGTGACTCGTATGCTGCCGGTGACGGAAGGCGAACCCCTCAACCCGATCAACCAACTGATCAAAGACATGAAAGCAGGTGACCCCCAATGCTGACGATTGACCAGATCGACGCCCTGCTCAAGGAAGGCCTGCGGGTCTTCATGGGCACCGGCCGTGACTACAAGACAGTCTTCCGCGACGAAGACGACGGCTTCCTGTGGGCTGCCCACCCCTCCGACGAGGCAGGTATCAACTGGGTGCAGGTCAAGGCGGACAACAACGACATGACCACCTGCCGCCTGCAGACGCACCCAGGCCACGGCGACTTCGAGGTGATCTTCGACATCGGCGCCCGCTTCACCAAGGTGGTGAAGTTCGAGCCGGTACTGGACCCTGCCCCAAGTGTAAAGCCGGTCTTCACCTACGTGGTGTTCCACAAGACCTCCCGCATGAGCGATGAGGAAGCCTGCGAGGAAGCCATCGACCTGCTGCTGAACAAGGGCCGCCACCCGGCAGCCTGCCAACCCATCCTTGTGATCTGAGGTCCGCCATGAAAAGTCTGCAGAACCTTGTCCTGATGAACCACGGTGTCACCTACCAGAACCTCGACAGCTCGCTGAAGAAGTACGACGCCCGCAAAGACGGCAGCAGCGATGTCTGCTTTGTCACAGAAGTCGGCCTCGATCAAGCCGCCATGCTTAAAGGCAACGCCCGGCTGGAGAAGCTGGGTCTGGTGGTCTGGTTCGACCGCCAAGAAGTCCAGAGCCTGCTGCACATCCCGTCTCCTACCGGCATACCGGAGGACTACGAAGCCCCGCTACGCAGCCTGTACCTGGCCCTGAAGGAAGTGAAGAAGACCGGCGCCTGCAACTGGCTGCCCAAGGGGCTGAAGCTGGATCAGCTGCGCGAAGGCCTGGATGCGATCTTCGAGGTGGCGACGTGAGAAAACCGTTCACCCATCAAGTCCAATGGCGCCGCAAGGGGTACTGGTCCCCCGGCGGCAAGTTCCACAGCGAGGAACAGGCCACCAAGTACGCTCAGATCCGGGTCGACGTCGAGACCGGCGGCAACTTCCGCGTGGTCACCATCGCCTCTCGACATGGCGAGCTGTCAGTGGAGCAGGTGCTGGTGCTGATGAAGTGCATGCACCTGGACCCGAAACACTGGCGGGCCAACCTCGTCCACTACATGCAGAAGGGCGCCAAGCCGCCGGCCGGCTTGAACGAGGAAGAGGTCGACCTGCTACTGCAGATGTCGCAGACCTACCCGATGGGCAAGCTGGTGAAGCTCAACGAAGGCCTGATGAAGAGCCGGCTGAAGATTGCCGATGCCCGAGTCAGGGCCAGGCAGGTCGCCAGCCGCGCCGCCGACATGCTGGTGATCGACACCACCCCGGAAGTGATGCCGATCGCTGAAGGGTTTTTTGTACAAGGATGGGTCTTCGTACCCAACAGGACCGAGGAGCAAGAAGTTGAACGTCAACATGATCTTGCAGCCTACCTGGCCGGCTCGCCCTGGCCAGACGCTGCTGGAAGCCACCTCCCACTGGAAACGGAAGCAGCTGCAGAGCTTCTTTGACCGCTGGGAGAAGGAGAAATCCATCCCCTACTCGGACCTGATCGAGTTCGCCAAAGACCCACGGTTCCCCTCGGTGTCGCTGACTGAAGCGGCGCAGGCGGGGATCGTGGAGTTGCTGGCGGCCAACACCGGCGACGACACCCGAGCCAAGTTGGTACGCCGCGCTGATCGCTCGATCAGCCTGGCTGACCCGTACACCTGGACCGAGTGGATTCAATTCACCGAGGACGGAGCCGCCCGGCTGTATGGCTGGCCCGGCCTGAGTCATGCAACCGTACTGCGCCGAGTGCGTAAGGAGTACCTGAAGTGAGCGACAAAACTGTGATCAACGCTGACTACGCAGCGCTGGAGAAACGCATTCTGGAGCACCTGGAGAAGAACGGCGACACCCCGTTCAAGCCCACCAGTGCGCTGCTGGACATCCACACCATCACCACGGCGATCGTGCTGGGCATCATGTACAGCGCGGTCACCAAGCCTCAACGCGGCAACGTCGGCAAGTCGCTGAACTTCGCCATGCTCTACACCCCCGGCGCCATGTGGGAGGTGCCACAAGAGGCGGCGCTGATGCGGATCTGGACCGACGAAGAGAAGGCGCAGATCTGCCACAAGCTCGGTGTGACCCAGCCTGAACGGCTGTACACCGTGCTCACCAACCACTTCAACACCATGTACAGGAACCCAGCATGAACATTACCCAGGAAGTCAAAGGCCAGCTGATCCACGCCATGCTGCGCCATGCCTCGAAGCGCCAGGCAGCGTCGACCGCCAAGGCCGCCCGCGCCCTGGACAAGTTGTGGCGCCAGCTGTTTGCCAAGCACATCCAGCAGAAGATCCCCGAGGTGCCACAGGTTCGCTGGGCCGAACTGATTCAGGAAGGCATCTTCAACAGCATGAAGGGCAGCATCTACGTCGTCACCAACAAGGAAGGCGACAAGTTCAACAACACCGAAAACAACTCGCTGGGCATCATCAAGTTCGGCTTCGGCGGTAGCCACAAGGAACGCGAATCCGAGAAGGAAAAGTGGCAAGAGGTACGATCAGCGGTCGCAGAAGAGTGGGGCGCGTTCCTCAACTTCACCGAGCTGTACACCGGCAGCTGGGACTACAACTACAGCTGGAAGACCAACCACGCCGACCTGCCTAGCATCAAAGGCCTGGGTCACATCTTCCACCCTGACGTGGAGATGAAGGACAAGAAAGACCCGCGGATTCCGTACTCCAATGCGGCGTACCAGCTGAGCCTGCAGGTCGATCGCCTGATGGAATCGTTCAAGGGGGTGCTGGAGGCGGCGTACTCCATGCACAGTGATCTGACGCAGATCCTGCTGCCGATCCGTACCCTGAAGCAGCTGGAAGCGCAGTTCCCCGAGGCTGTCGAGTTCCTGCCTGAGCAGTTCACCACCCGCGTGAAGAACACCAAGCAGGTGGCCGACCCTCGACTGGTCAGCCGTGCAAGAACCCTACTGATGACAGGCCTTCCCGATTAACCCGCAACACAGGCCTATGGCCCTGAAGGAGATGAAGTGGACCGCTTGAAAGCAGAACTGCTGTTGATCAGCAAGCAAATTGGCGACATCGGCACCACCGCGACTCACACCCGGTGGATTGGAAAGTTCGTGGAGGCGCTGCAACAGCACTTCACGGACGCAGGCATCGAGTCCTTCACAGCGGAGCAGCTGAGGGGACCTTACGTGGAGTACATGACCCTCATCAACAACGACGTGGGATGGGACGTGGCAGCCGACGCTGTCGTGACCTTCTTCCACGCTCATCGGGATCAACGCGAGCGACGGCCCGTAGACATTGGTGTCAATAGCTCGGTCGTAGATATGTTCAGAAAGAAATCTTGACCAAGGGGGCACGATTAACTATCGTGCCTTCCTATAAGCATATAAACATATAAAGTCATAAGGTGATAACATGGGACTCAATAGTGGCCAGGTCATCGGCGTCAACGGCACGCTTGACGCCTATGAGGAAGGTAAGCCTGGCTTCACCATCATTGGCGAGGGCGGCACCGGTAAGACCTACTGCGTGATGGAGATCGTCAGCATCCTCCTCGATGGGCAGCTGAAGGTTCTGCTGGTCGCGCCAACCAACAAAGCGGTCAAGCAGCTGGAAAAGGCTGCCCGCTCCTACAAGCTCCCGCTGGACAAGATCGGCTTCAAGACCGCCCACAGTGCGCTGGGTCTGTCGCTGATGCCGACGGCGGAGAAGAAGTACGCTGCCCGGGTTCGTGACAGCGTGCTGCCTGAGTACAACGTGGTCGTCTGTGACGAGATGTCGATGCTCGGCGAGGCGTTCCTGTTCGACTACTTCCTGCCGGACCTGAAGGAATACAACGTCTTCTGCCTGATGATGGGCGACGACATGCAGCTGCCGCCGGTGAAGGAAACTTCCTCGAAGGCGTTCGGCATTTTCCCTACCGCTGAGCTGACCCAGGTCGAGCGCCAGCAGAACAACCCTGACGGTACGCCCAACGGCATTCTGCAGATCACCGCACCGCTGCGGGCAGCGATCAAGGCCAAGGAAACCTTCGACTTCAACTACGTGCCGGCCAACAACGTCACGGTGGTCAAGGCTGCCAACTTCCTGCACGCCGTGGTCGAGCAGTTCGACCTGACCACGGATCTGGAAGAGGTCCGGGTACTGGCGTGGCGCAACCGCCGCGTCGACGACATCAACAACGCCATCCGTGACAAAATCTACGGCAAAAATGCCGCGCGGTTTGAGATCGGTGAGCGCCTGGTGACCGGCAAACCGATCCAGAAGGGCGGCGACATTGTGCTGTCCACGGACGAAGAGTCGCTGGTTGCCGCGGTTAGCGAGAGCGTGATGTTCGACGAGGGCACCGAAACCAAGTGGAAGACGTGGCTGGTCACCCTGAATCCTGTGTATGCTGATGTGAAGCAAGTCTTCGCCCACGTACTGCATGAAAGCGAGTACGACCGTTTCCGGCGCCACTGCAATGCGCTGGTCGAAAAGGCGGAAGAAGCCAAGAAGACAGGGAAGAACGCAGGTTGGCACTGGAAGCAGCTTCACACCTTTCAAGACCTGTTCGCAGACCTGAAGTATTGCTACTGCATCACGGTCCACCGCAGCCAGGGCAGCACCTTTAAACGAGTTATGGTCGATGTCAAAGACCTGCTGGACAACCCTGTCCGCAGCGAAAGACAGCGGCTTTTGTACGTGGCGTTCAGCCGGCCGCAACAAGAATTGCTTATCAACAAGGTCGGGTTCAAGGCTTGAACCTGACCCATGCCCATAGGAGCCTCACATGAAAGTCGTCAACGAAGGTGCGCCTAACCAGCGCACGCAGATCGACTACAACAAGCTGGCTGACTTCTACAACAGCGCCGAGATCGAGGGCGCGGTTGAGACGGATGAGGTTTACAACATCACCCTGTTCAAGAAGCGCCTGCAGAACCGCGGCCTGGTGCTGGACGTGGACTTCACCGCGTTCAACAAGGACGGCAAGACCTTTGTCAAACGTCTCTCTGAAGCGCTGATGACCAAGGACTAACGCCATGTATCACTTCCTTCAGTTCAGACCGGACAAGAAGGAACCATGGCGGATGTACACAGAAGAGCAGCTGCAAGCAGCTACGCTCTCCGGCCCGCCTGCGTTCAAAACAGTCCTGATGGTTGACCAAAACCCGGAAGAAGTGGCGGAGAATGGGCTCGATCCCATCGAGACCGTCCACTACATGGGTCCGATGTACCTGGACTTTGACAGCGCTGATGACATCGACCAGGTGTTGCACGAAGTCAACGCGGTCCTCGATTACCTGATGAACAAGCTCGACATCCCGTCGGACTTCATTCATTGCTGGCTGTCCGGCGGCAAGGGCGTGCACATCACGATCCCGGCTCAGGTGTTCGGCATTAAGAAGGCGACAAAGTTCCTGCCGATGATCTACCGCGAGATCATGCTGACCATCCTCAAGGGTGCCGGCCTGCAATCGCCGTGCACGCTGGACGAGTCGGTATACAGCTGCGGCCGTGGCCGGATGTGGCGCTGTGAGGGCATTCCACGCCCCGGCAGCGGCACCTACAAGGTCGGCACCACGCCGAACGAACTGGCCGAGATGGACAGCGAGATCTACCACGCCATCGTGGCTGAACCTCGCCCACCACTGAACTGCCCTGAGCCTGGAAAGAACATCAGCTTCGCCAAGGCTGAGCAGCTGCTCAAGTCAGCCCGAGTCGCCGCGACCCGCAAGGTTCGTGCGATGAACGCTGCCTGCGTGGTGCCCAAGGAAGCCATGCGTGAGTGGGACGGCATCCCTGGCTGCATCGAGAAGCTGATCACTGAAGGCCACGCCGACGGCTCCAACTGGAACCAGACGGCGATGCAACTGGCTGCCTACATTGCAGCGCGCTACGAGAAGAGCGAAGAGAAGGAGTACATGGAGCTGCTGGTGCGGCCGTTCGTGAAGAACGTCCAGTCGAGCAGCCGTCCTTCGGAAACCGAACGACTCAAGCACGTTCAAGGCCAGTTGCACCGTACCTTCAGTGGCTCGATCAAGTTTGCCCCCGGCGCGCTGATCGCTTCGATCGGCTCTCCTTGCCGGGCCTGCCCGATCTGCCGTGCCGATGTGGCCAGCGGCGAGACCACGCAGGAAACCGTCGGCAACTACAACAACGAGGTCCGCATCCGCTGGGATGACACGGGCTACTACCTCGTTGGCGAAGAGAGCAGCCGACAGCTCACCAACTTCACCTTCTGGCCTGAGCTGGAGGTGTTCGAGCTGGAGCCGTACACCAACGAAAAGGGCTTCACCAGCTGGCGCAACACCGAACGTAAAGAGCTGATCGGCAAGCTGATCGTATCCGGTGTGGAAGAGCAGGCCGAGATCTCCCTGTCGGAGCGGGCCTGGGGCTCCAAGCGTGACCTGATCTCCGGGGTCAAGGGGCGTGATGCAGCGGTGTACGCCGGTGACGGCGAGATCCAAAAACTACTGGTTGCCCTGCTTAAATTCGCAAGGGACAAGACGGAAGACAAGGAGCTGGACAAGATGATTCGTGCGAATGTCTGCGGGATTGTGCTGGACCGCGGCGATAAAGGCACGGTCGCTCACTACGTCGAAGCCGGCAACGCGATCACCAGCCTCGGTGGCCGCAGCCCATTCCGCTTCAACGGCAATGCGCGGCAGTCGCCTGCGTTGATTGGTGGCAGCAACCCGCTGCCAGAGGACGTGGCCTTGGCCACGGCGATGAAGGCGCTGACCAAGGTCAACGAGCCTGTTCAGGTGGCGCAGATGCTGGGCTGGTTTGTCAGCTGCCACTTCCGTGAACACATCCAGTTCGAAGAGCCACAGTTCCCGCTGATGAACATCTACGGCAACGCCGGTGCAGGCAAGTCCTGCCTGGCTATGCTGATGGCGATGATCAACGGCATCGACTACACGAAGGCCGAACTGCAGAACGTCGAGGTCGGCACGCTGTTTCCGCTGACCAAGTATGTGAGCAGCAGTACCACGGTCCCGCGTCTGATCGAGGAAGTGAACCCGGTGCAGCTGGGCAACACCCGCTACGGCCAGATCGTTGGCATCCTGAAGGCCGCGTGGAGTCATGCGCCTATTCAGCGTGGCAAGATCGGCTCGGACCGCGAGCTAGGCATCAGTGAAGACCGCGTGTCGGCGCCGTTGGTATACACCAGCGAACAGTCGGCCACCGTGCCGGCACTGCGCAGCCGCTCCGTGGAAGTCCGCCTGCAGGCCAAGTCGCTGCAGAACCCGGTCTACCGCGAGAACTACCGGACCTGCGTGCAGAACAAGGCATCGCTGCTGCGTATGGCCAGAGCCTTGGTCACCGTGGCGCTGGGGACCTCCCCAACCGCGCTGCTGAAGATCTTCCACAGCAAGTCGGACCTGATCCACAAGGGCATGGAAGACCGCCCTCGCTGGGGCATGCAGTGCTGCCTGACTGGCCTGCACATGCTGATCCACACCATGACCGAGTTCGGTGTCGGTGGCGTGGAAGAGGTCCAAATGCTCGAGAAAGAGTTGATCGAGTACCTGGGTGGCCGCGTCAGCGAGGTTGAACGTGGCAAGTCGGCGTCGGAAGTTGACCGCGTCCTTGGCGCGCTGAACATCATGGCCGACGAGACCTTCGACGAGCGTCTGCAGCTGGTGGCCGGCAAGCACTACTGGCGCCAGGGCGACTCGCTCTATCTGGTCCTGCAGTCCTGCCTGCCGCGCTACCAAGCCTACTCGAAGAGCATCGGTGAGATGGCGGTCATCCGCCAGTACCAGCAGATGACTCAGCTGATCGAGGGCGAGGTGTACTACGAGCGGACTGAACCGCACCCTAACAACAACGAGATCGACGTGTTTGTGATCGACGTCCGGAAACTGCAGGTCAAGGGAACGACGATGAACAACTTCATGAAGGAAACGGAGGCAGCCGAATGACCGAGAACTACGCAGACCCGGTAGACCGGGCAGTTGTTGAACAGGACCGCTTGCTGGAAGAGCAGCTGCGCATCGCCCGTAAGCCGGTTCACACCCTGGCCTACATCGGCAGCTGCCACAACTGCAGCGAGCCATTGCCGGAGCCTAACCGCTTCTGCGATGCGGACTGCCGCGACGATCACGCCAAACTCCAACGCAGCAGGGCGCAGAGGCTGTACTAATGAGCAGAAGTCTTCACGACTTGATGCTCGAAGTCGGGGTGGGTAACCACCCCGACTGGTTTGAAGAGATCATCCTCCCAAACTGGCCGATGCCGCATCAACTCGACACCATCAAGATCTACCCCTGGAACGACCGTTACGGGGATTTTTCCGAGCCCGGTACTGGCAAGACGTTCCCCGCCCAGGTCCACGCCATCATGATGGCTGCCATGGGCAACCGGGTCGTCTTCACCACGCTGCCTGGCTTGATCCCTCAGTTCCTGGCTGAGTTCGACCTGTTCTTTCCGGGGGTGCGCAAGTACCTGAAGATCGACCACCTCGACTGCACAGCCACGCAGAAGAAAAAGAAGGAGCAGATATGGGACGTCGAAGGCTGGCCTGACATTCTGGTCCTGTCCTATGACATCTACCGCCTTTACAACGACAAAAACCCCCGGAAAAAGATCGGGAATAATGTCTGGAAAGTGCGGAATATCAATGAGATAGGCACAAAATTAGAATACGCAACGAGCTATTTCCTGCAGGAAGACGAGCCCGGTGATGGCAAGAAGAAGGGCGACCCACGGTTCCCTAACGCTCAGCCGTACACAGCGGACGGTCGGCAGATCAACAAGGACAACGGCACCGCCAAGAACCCCAAGCAGATGCTGCTGAAGGAACACGGCTACAACGTGCTGTTCTTCGACGAAGGCGATGCGCTGTGCGGGCTGGAGTCGATCCTGTCCGAGTCGGTGGCCGAGATGTCGATGCGGCTGAAGGACGACGTGGCCATCTACGTGATGACCGGCACCCCGATCCCGACCAAGCTACACAACGCCTACGGCCTGATCCGCCTGATCAACCCTGGTGCCTACTTGAACAAGGCCGCCTTCATCCGGCAGCACTGTGAGATCGAGGAGTTCGAGCTACCGCTGCCGAACAACAAGACCAAGAAGATCAAGCAGATCGTCGGCTACTTCAACACCGAGAAGATCTACGACTCGCTGTGGAAGAACGCCAGGCGGGTGCAGAAGCGCGACGTGATCATGATGCCGGAGCCGATCATCAGCGAGGTGCCGGTAAAGCTGTCCGGACGGCACCTCAAGCTGTACCGGCAGGTGATCAACGACCGCTTCGCCGTGCTCGGGGACCTGGTGCTGGCGCCGGACAACTCGTCAGCGCTGCGGCACCTGGCCCTGGAGCTGATCAGCTGCCCGACCAAGTTCGACATGACCTTGAAGGACGGCGACGAGCTGGCCAAGGCTACCGGGGATCTGGTCGAGTCGATCAACCCCGGTCCGAAGCGCAAGCTGATCATCTTCGCCTTCTACCGCGGCGCCATCGAGCAGCTGGCAATGCAGTTCGCCTACCGCAAGGTGGCCGTGGTCTACGGCGGCATACCGGATCGCCAGGCCCAGGTCGACAAGTTCCTGCACGACGACGAATGCAGCGTGATCGTCATCCAATGGGTGTCAGGCGGCTCAGGGCTGAACCTGCAGGTGGCCAGCTACGTGATCTTCTACGAATGCCCGACCTCCCCGAAGGCTGCCAAACAGGCGATCGCTCGGGCTGACCGTAATGGTCAGGTCAACGTGGTCAACGTGTACTTCATGAGGGTGCGAGGCACGCTGTCCGACAAGAATTTCAAGGCCTTGTTGGAGAACGAAGAGAGCAATAACCGGGCGATCAAGGACAGGCATGACTTGCTGTTCGAATTGCTCGGTTGACAGAGGTGGAGCAGGCTCTGTATAAATCAGCCTGCGCTAGCGGATTTCTCGCTAGTTGCCGATGAAAACGACGATGAACTGAAACCAAAATCATACTGAAAGAGACAATTATCATGGCACTGAAACGCGCAGCAGCACCTACCGAAACCGCTCAGACCAACACCGCTCAGACCAACACCGCTGCAGAAGCAGTGAAGGAAACTGTTGAGACCGTTGAAACCGTCGAGGCCAACGTCGCAGCAGAACAGCCGATGGAAGCGGCTGTGGAAAAGGAAGTCGTCCAGTCTGAAGGCTCGGCGCAGGTGCAAGAAGCAGAAGCAGAACCTGTGGCTCAAGCCACGGCCGCCGCAGAAGTCGTAGAGCCGGAAGCAGTCAAGGCCGCTGTTGAGCCTGAAGCCGTCAAGGCCGCCGAAGTTCAGCCAGAGCAGGTGGCAGCCCAGCAGGTCGCGGTGAAAGCCGAGTCCACCGCTGTGGTCACCAACACTGAGCGCCAAGCCTCCGCCGCGAAGCAGTTCACCGAAGACATGGCCAGCCAGGGCTTCGAGGGTCTGAACATCACCGGCATGTCCTTCGACCGCATCAAGCTGGACGAAGGCAAGTTCCTCCTCGGCAGTGAAGAAATTCCGCTGGGCGAAGAGATCGAGGTGAACATCCTCAGCACCCGCAACATCTACATCGTTCGCCAGTTCGCTGGTGAAGGCGCTGAGCTGTTCTACAGCTACGACAAGCACGGCAAGACCCTGTCCGACGGCACCTCCGCCCAAGAGATCTTGGACGAGTGGCTGGGTGACGGCTACGGCACCCCGGACGAGCCGCTGGACATCAAGGAATACATCGAAGCAATGGCGCAACTCAAGAATCGTGAAGACGAGTACGACGAGCACATGGTTTCCCTGTCCATTCCACCAGCGTCGAAAGACCGTCTGGCCGGTGCAATCGCTGTCGGCGTACGCAAAAACGCTTGCGCTCCAGGCGAGCTGATCATCAAGGCCAAGGTCGGTGCCAAGGTCGGTAAGGGCGAAAAAGCCTTCCGTCCATGGACCTTCACCTGCGTCGGCAAGCTGTAACTCTTCTGCACTGCTTTAAGCCCGGCCGGTGAAAACCACCGGGCTTTTTCATTCCCAAAATTCCATTAGGACTACTTCCGCATGTCTATCTATGCCCACGATGCCGCTCTGCGCAACGCCCACGAACAACTGATCGCCCAGGCTCTGCCTGAGCTGACCCAAGCTGACCAGCACAAGATCCTCGACACCACCTTCGACGGTATGGTCACCGATCTGGCCAAGCCTGGCCAAGCCATCAAGGACAGCCTGAAATTCTCCGGCTTCCTGAACCTGCTGCAGATCAGCGCCCTGATCATCGACAAGGGCAACGAGCTGGACCGCCTGAAGAAGCACGTGGTCTACAACAAAGACCTCGCCACTCTGCCGGAAGTTGAATACTTCAAGCTGCCAAGCAGCCAAGGCCTGGCCTCCGCCTTCGACGCCCTCGACGCCGACAAGGCGCACCTGCTGCACATGGCCATCGGCTTGGCTGGTGAAGCTGCTGAGATGCTGGATCAGGTCTGCAGCCACATCCTTGGCGCTCCGCTGGATGGCCACAACGTCCGTGAAGAAGCCGGCGACGCTGAGTTCTATGTCGTGGGCCTGCTGAACGGCATCCAGACGTCGATGGTTGAAACCCAGCTGTTCAACAAGATCAAGCTGCTGGGCAAGCGTTACAAGAACGGCTACAGCGACAAGGCCGCCCAAGAGCGCGCTGACAAGGTCGCTGGCCAGTAATCAACCGCGTCACCCTCCCTCAATAAACAAGGACTTACCCCATGTTCAAGAAAGCATTCGGCAACATCTTCCGCGGCGCCAAGAAAATCGAAAACAAGGACCTGATGGAAGCCATCATCGGCGGCCAGCTGCTGGTTGCAGCCTCCGACGGCACCATTGAAAAGGAAGAGTCGCAGAAGATCGACCGCCTGGTGCGCAGCAACGACAACCTGAAGCACTTCGGCAACGAGATCAGCAAGGTGATCCAGAAGTTCACTGACAAGCTGGAATCGGACTTCGAACTGGGCCGTGCAGCGATCCTGCGTGAGATCCGCCAGATCGGCGGCAACGAAGAGCACATCGAAGACGTGATGCTGAACATCCTCGCCATCGCCAAGGCAGACGGCGAGATCGAGCCGGGCGAACGCCGTGTGATCGAAGAGATCGCCCGCGAGCTGGGCTTCCGCCTCGAAGAGAAACACTTCGAGATCCGCCAAGGCGCCTAAGCACTGTGTAACCCGCTCCCGCCTCGGCGGGAGCTTTCATTTGGGGAGTAGAGCATGACCGTTATTTTCGCAGCGCCGGCTGCAACCGGTAAGACCAAGTTCGGTGAAGAGCTGGCCCGCTTCTTTGGCTGCCGCAAGGTGATCGAGGCGGAAAACCTCGACCGCATGTCCGTCCACGTGCTCAAGGAACAGCTGCCCTACGCGCTGATCCTCTGCACCGAGCCTAGCGAGGTGCCGGACAGCCCGTACATCCGTGATCGCCGTCTGCTGACTCGCGATGAAATGAACATCGCCATGATCCGCGCGGGCGGCATCCCGATCTGGAACGACGATGGCAGTGTCAACACCATGGGTCAACGCCGAGGGCTGCAAGCATGAAGGCTACATACGAGAACCACTACCTGGGCGACACCGACGTAGCCAACTACGCCCGTCACTCGTTTGCCGATCTGGCAGCGAACTTCAACACCATGCAGAACGACAACCTCGTTCGCTTCCTGGCTCGCGGCATGAAGACCGGCGACTGGGAAGGCCTGCTGGAGAAGATGGTCGGCATCACCGACAAGGAAGAGGCATCGCAGCTGGCTGTCTACCTGCGCAAGATCCCTTGTCACTGGGTTCCGTTCGGTCACCCGCACATCACCCTGCGCATGAAGGCACCGGTGCCAATCCGAACCCAGTGCTTCAAGCACAAGATCGGCTTCGTCGAATCGGAAGAAAGCCGCCGCTACATCAAGTCGGTGCCGGAGTTCTTCGTGCCGGAGTTCTTCCGCGCCTCGGCTGCCGATGTGAAGCAGGGCAGCGCATCAGGTCCGCACCCGAACAACGAAGAGTGGATGCAGCGGTATCAGGTGCTGGCCCACAAATCCATCCAGTGCTACATGGACATGCTGGAAGATCAGGTGTGTCCTGAGCAGGCGCGCTTCGCGCTGATCCAAGGCGTCGAAGTGAACTGGGTGTGGACTGGCAGCCTGTATGCCTTCGCCATGGCCTACAACGCCCGCAGCGACAGCCATGCGCAGAAAGAGGTGCAGGATCTGTTCGCTGACGTGAACGAGATCATCGCGCCGCTGTACCCCGTGAGCTGGGCAGCGCTGACCCAAGGAGCCTGACATGTACTTCGAGTCCCTTGCTGAATATCCGGTGTCAATCGACCTGGAAACCGCGGGCCTCGGAACCAACGCGCCGATCATTGCGATCGGCGCGGTGCGTTTCGTCCCCAACCCGTCCCGACAGACCTTGCCTTTCGGCAACCATGACTTCCACGTCGCGGTGAACCTGGTGGGGCAGACGCCGATCGACCCGGAGACCTTCTACTGGTGGCTGAATCAGAACGCTGAGGCCCGTGGCGGCGCGCTGGAAGGGCAGGGCGGTCTCAGCCTGGGTAACGCGCTGCGTGCCCTCTGGCAATGGCTGCAGGCCGATACCACGGTGGTCGGTCGCAACTCCAACTTCGAAGGCGAGATGTGGATTCGCGGTGATCGCGACAGCGTGTGGCTGGAAGAAGCACACAAGCGGGAAGGCGTGGCCATCCCGTACAAGTTCCGCAACGTCCGTGATCAGCGGACCATCGTGGACTTCGCGGAGAGACGCGGGCTGGTCATGCCGCACCGCAACGGCGTTGCACACGACGCCTTGGACGACGCCCGCTACCAGGCTGAATGCCTGCAGGCGGTATTTGAACGCTATCCGGAGATGTAAGGAATGAGAAAGGTTCTCAAGTATAAGCTGGAACTGGGTCACAACGCGCCGCTGATTCCCGGTGGCGTCCTTGATGGCCACACCATCGCCGGCCAGGCCGGTGCGCAAGGTCTGTGTCAGCTGTGGACAGCTGTCGACATGGATCTGCCTGAACAGCCGGTGCCGATCTTCTTGGCTGCCACAGGCGAAGAACTCCCCGAAAATTCCGAATACCTGGGCACCGTGCTCCTGAATGGAGGCGCGCTGGTGTTCCACGCTGTTCTCCTTAAGGACGTCGCGTAATGAACAATGAACCCCTACAGATCATCGACTTCAGGGCGTGCATCAAGCACGCCTACTACGGTGTCAGCGATAAGCCGCTGCACTGTACGAAGCTCGATCGTCGGTTCGCCGACTGGCAGTCAGCCGGCGCAGATTTCCTCACCCGCTACATCCGCCCCATCCTTGAGAAGGGCGGCTCGCCTCGCGAGATGATTGTGGCGCACGACGCCGGCAAGAAGTACCGCGAGGGGATCTACCCGCAGTACAAGGCCCAGGCCTCGAAGGATGACAAGAACAAGTCGCCCATCGAGCTGGAGCAGTACAAAGAGCTGACCATTTGGGCCAAGAAGCTGTTCTCGGCCCTCGGCGCCACGCAGATGTTTGTCGAAGGCGTTGAGGCGGACGACCTGATTGCCTGGCTGTGCCAGATGGTCCCAGGTCCGAAGGATGTCAGCACCGTCGACCAAGACATGCTGGTGCTGGTCAACCAAGACACCCAGGTGATCATCAAGAACTACATCCACCACGCCCCTTACGGCGAGGAGGGTGTTTACCCTGAAGACCACGAACTGGCTGGCCTGCCATACCGGTTCACCAGCTTCGCCAAGTCGATCATGGGCGACAGCTCGGACAACTACCCGGGCGTCAAAGGCATGGGGCCGGCCAAGGTCCTGAAGCTGTACGAGACCTACGAAGCCGACGGTCTGGACGAGTTGTGCGAGATCGTCACCAAGGGCGACACCCATGCCCTGGACGAAGCCATCGCAGGTTCCAACGACAAGATCCTGATGAAGCTGCGCGAGTTCTTCGGTGACTGGCGGATGGGCTGGCGCCTGGCGCAGCTGAAGCCAGACCTGTGCTGGAAGCCTCGGCTGAAGAAACTGACCAAGCCGAAGATCCACAAGCGTGTACCGAACCCGACGCAGCTGTATGAGTGCCTGAAGGAAGTCGGCTGCGAGGACATGTGGGAGTCGGAATACAGCCACCTGATGCCGGTGCCGATGATCGTCGACGCCAGCAACTGGGAAGAGATGCGCGAGGCGATCTTCGACGAGATCAAAGCCGGCGACAAAACCGCGTTCGACTATGAATCCTCGGACAAGAACCCGATCCGTGACTTCCGCCTGGCTTCGGCATCGGGCGGCGGTTTCGTCGACATGCTCAGCCAGGAACTGGCCGGCGCGTCGTTCCAGTTCGGTCGCCACCTTGAAAACGTGATCTACATCCCGGTCGACCACCGCGATTCGAACAACGTGAACAAGTCGGTGATCCTTGAAATCCTCGAGTTTGCTGGCAAGCACACCCGGCGGATTGCCCACAACGCCTTGTTTGAAGGGGTCGTGACGCAAACCAACCTCGGTGTCTGGCTCAAGGAAATCGAAGACACCCGCATCATGAAGCGCTTCTACGACGAGAACACCGAGTCGGGCTTGAAGGCGCTGTCGCTGGACTACCTGAGCTACGAGCAGACGTCCTTCGAAGACACCCTCAAGGCCGGCAACGACGGTCAGGGCGTCAGCATGATGTGCGAGCTGACCGTGGACGAAGTGTTCACCTACGGCACCGACGACAGCCTGGTGACCGGCCACCTGCATGACCTGCTGGAGCTGCTGCTCAAGCTGGACGGGCAGTGGGACTTCTACAAGCGGTGGGCTGTACGGCCGACCGAAGTGTTGCAGCGGTCCTACGTGGCCGGCGTCGACATGAACTGGGCACTGCAGAAACGCATCCATGCCCAGGACCTGAAGACCATCGAGGAGGGCAAGCTGGAACTGCGCGCCATCCTTGAGAAGAACGTCACCGGCAACATCACCGACGGCTGCAAGTCGCTGATCGAGGCGGAAAAGGACTACATCTTCCGGTCAGCGAAGAAGAAGGCCGACGGCGACACCGAGACCGCCAACATCAAGGTCGCCGAGTGGCGCAAGAAGCTGGAAGCGGCCTGCCAGTACGTGCCGTACCGCGAAGAGTCGGTCATGCCGCGCTTCGCCTTCACGGCCAACCAACTGGCACCGGCGCTGGCTGCCCTGCAGCTGCCTCCGCTGGAGAAGCTGACCATCAAGGGCATCACCGAGTGGTACGGCACCACCGGCGTGGCTGGCTTCGAAGATGAATGGCAGGTCAGCGATGAGCAGCGTGCGCTGATCAAAGCGATCGCCACCGCGGTCAACGCCGGCTGCCTGAAGATGGGCGACCTGCGCAAAGCGGCTGAAGAGGATGACTCGGACGACGGTGTAGCGCAGTACAAGGTCGATCTGGCAGAAGAGAAGTTCAATCTGCTGGGCAGCTTGGTGCAGCACCATGCCGGCGTCAAACCGAGCATCGTCACCTTCGGCGACCCGCTGAACGTAGGCAGCCCGCAGCAGATGCAACAGCTGCTGTATTGCAAGATCGGCATGCCGGTCAAGCTGCGCGGCAAACAGGCGGGCAAGGGACGCCTGGCTGTCGGCATCAAGGATGCAGGCCCGTCTACCGACGAGCAGGCGATCCTGACGGCACTGGCGAACGACGTGGCACCGGACTGCTGGCAGCGTGAAGCGCTGCAGGTCCTGCGCAAGGTCAAGACCGCCAGCACCCGCTGCAGCCTGTACCACGACAAGTACCCGATGTGGCGTCACCGCGACGGTAAGGTCCACCCGATCATCACCGACGCCGGCACCGACACCACCCGGCCTACTGGCAGCGCGCCGAACATCCTCCAGGTGCCTAAGCGCGGAGAAGGCAAGGTCATGCGCTCGATCTACATCCCGCCGACCCCGGATCACGTCTGCGTGGCGATCGACTTCAACGGCCAGGAAATCCGGATCATGGCGAACCTCGCCAACGACCCGGTAATGATGTCGGTCTACGACCCGGCCAACGAGAAAGACCTGCACAGCATGACCGGCTCGGGCATCGCCAAGATGACCTACGAGGAGTTCGTCGAGGCAAAGGACGACGAGCACCACAAGCTGAACAAGATCACCATCGCCATCCGTGGCAAGGCTAAGTCGGTGAACTTCGGTATGGCTTACGGTGCTGGTGCCGGCACGCTGTCCCGCACGCTGATTGTTCCGGTCGACGAAGCCAAGAAGCTGTTGGACGGCACCTTTGACCTGTACACCCGGATTCGTCCATGGCAGGCCGAGACAGCTGACTTCATGACCAAGAACGGCTTCACGCTGACGGCCTTCGGCACCAAGCGTCACGCCAACCCGGACCTGTTCAGCGCTGACAGCGGTAAGGTTGCACGTCAGCACCGTCAGGGCACCAACGCGACGATCCAGGGCACTGCAGCGCAGATGTTGCGCATCGTGCTCACCGGCATCGCGGAGAGCGGGATCATGGACCGACTGCGCATGGTCTTCTTCGCCCCGATCTACGACGAAGTCGTGGCCTGGGTTCACAAAGACGACGTGTATCAATACTGCCAAGAAGTCGGCCAACTCATGGAACAATCGACCCCGCCGGGGCACATTGTTCGACAAGTACCGGAGTTCTCCATCGGCTGTGACTGGGGTAAAGTGCACGAACTGGGCCGCGACATCAGCAAAGAGAACGTGGCCAAGTTCGTTGAACGCGCCCTGGAGGAAGGCACTTACATTTGGGAGAAGGACCTTCTAGAGCCTTTCGATCCTATCCGTAAGCCGACCTACATCGAACTGGATGAAGATGAGGAGGTGGCTGTTGAGAACATCGCCGACTGATGGCAGTTGGTGGGATCGGTTCAAGGAGGCTGTCCGCAGCCTCCCTGACACAAGCCAGATACAGACGGAGGTTACGCTGTCCCTCCCTGATGGCTCCCCGCTCGACGTCAACAAGATGCTCAAGGAAAACACCCGACTGCTTGAACAGAACCAGCGCTTGCGGCATGAGCAATCGGTTCTGCTCCGTCAACTGCGTGACGTCAAACATCACGAAAGTTTGATGGCTGGTCGGATCGAGGCGTTCCGCAAGAAGTGGCCCGCCATTCACAAAGACTTCTTCGCCAGAGAAAGGAAAGCAAAATGAGTTTCAATGGACAGAGTGTCAGAGCGCTAGCTCACGACTACGAAACCACAGGGACCGACGCTGCCACGTGTGGCGTCCTGCAATCCGCGCTGTGGATCGTGACCTTGCACCAGGACGGCAGCTATGACATCCACGACCAAGACCTGATGCTGATGAACCCGGGCAAGGAGATCCACCCGGAAGCGTCGAAGGTCCATGGTTACTATGCCCACCAGCTGCTGGACGAGGTGCCGTGGGAACCCTACCTGGCTGAGCAGATGGACACCGTCAACTCGCTGAACCTTGACGCGGTCATCGGCTACAACAGCTACACCTTCGACAACCGCATTGCAGCGCGCGTCGGCTTCCGTGCACCGAAGTCCATCGACCTGATGCGGGCAGCGCGCAAGCTGAAGACCGAGCACAAGTGGCCGAGCGCCAAGCTGGTCTACTTCTACGAACACCTGATGGGTCACCCCATGACCGGTGCCCACGACGCCTCGGCCGACGTGGACGCCACCCTCAAGTGCTTCAAGCCACTGTTCAGCTGGGCCAAGGTCGACGACCTCGACGGCCTGATGGCCTGGATGAAGGGCGACGACGGCACCGTGGAAATGAAGATCGGCTTCGGCAAGCACAAGGGCAGCAAGGTGAAGAACCTTGACCAGTCCTACTGCGAGTGGCTGCTCGGTCCCAAGTGCGACATGTTGTTCAGCGCTGAGTTGCGCGAGGCGCTGTGTCTACGTTTGACGGAGGCAATATGATGATGCTGATCGGGGTGCATGGCAGAGCCCGTGCAGGGAAGGACCACGCCGCCAACTACCTGGCGCGCAACATGATGTTTTACAAATACGCCTTCGCTGAGCCGCTGAAGACCATGCTGAAGTCGGTCTTCGGCGACCACTTCCACGAAGGCGATCGCTCCGGCATCTGCCCTGAGACCGGTAAGTCGTACCGGGAGATGATGCAGACGCTGGGCACCGAGTGGGGCCGCAACCTGATGCACCCACAGATGTGGGTCAACCTGGTGGATCGCAAGTACCGTGAGGTCGCGGAGTATTGCCCTATGGCCAAGGGCATGGTCCTCAGCGACGTGCGCTTTGACTCCGAGGCTGAGTGGATTCAGCAGAACGGCGGCGTGATCTTGGACATCGTCCGGCCGGTGCCTCGCACCGTGAAGGAAAAGATCAAGGCTGCCGTCGGCCTGCAGGTTGGCATCCCTGGCCACCAAAGTGAGCAGGGCATCAGCCAGCACTACATCACCCACACCATCCGCAACGACGGCACCCTGGTCGACTTCGACATCAAGCTCATGGGCTTGGTAGACGAACTGCTGGGGCGCTGACCATGGCTGCTCACATCGGAAAGGTGTTCGAGAAAGAGATGGTGAAGGTGATGAAGCTGCTGTTTGAACAGCGGCTGGTCAGCTACCACCGCCTCACGGACACCGGGGCCGCAGGGTCCGTCGTTGCCGAGCAGCCAAGCGATTACATCCTCGGTCTTCCTGCAGCGTGTAAAAACCTACACGAAGACCAGAGGCTGTGCTTCCTCGAAGTGAAGGCCAGCGAGAAGCACAGCTCGATGCCGAAGGATGCTGTCCGTCCTTCGCAGCGAGGGGCAATTGCTCGGTTCCGGTTTCTGCTGGGCGTGCCGTACTACATCCTGTTTTGGGATGCACAGAACGGTGGGATGCAGCTGTGGGACGGCCTGGCCGTCTACGACAATGCGCGCATCGACAAGAAGTTCCTGTTGGCATCATGGGAAAACACCGGGGTGATCAACCGGTTGCAGCATCAGCGGGTCGCTGACCTGCTGGTCGACTACTTTCAAATCCCCAAGCGCGGGGATACACTCCACCAACCCCGCTAACTAGCGGGGAATCTTCATCTAAGGACTAATCATGACTGTACTTTCGACCAAGCGTCTCTACAAGAACATGGGCAAAACCATTGGCTGGTGGCAAGTCGACGCCGAAAGCCTGGAGGATGGCGGCGCCCGCCTGAAGATCACCTTCGCCAAGTCCGAAGGCGGCACCGTGAGCGAGAAGTTCGCCTCGATCAAGGGCAAGAACATTGGCCGGGCCAACGAGACCTCGCCGGGCGACCAGGCGGTGTTTGAAGCCCAGTCCCGGGTCAGCAAGCAGATCCGCCTGGGCTATGTCGAGACCATCGAGGAGGCCGCAGCGCCGGTCACCAACGGCCTGGGCAAGAAGAAGCCGCAGCTGGCCGAGAAGATGCAAGACGTCAACATGGACGAGGTCGACTGGGACAACGCCTTCCTGCAGCGCAAGTACGACGGTCACCGCTGCCTGGAAGACGACATCATCTACAGCCGCGGTGGCAAGGCGCACAACGTCCAGCACATTCAGGACGCTCTGGATGCGCAGCCGGCGTTCGCTGACCTGCACCTCGACGGCGAGCTGTATGTCCACGGCCTGACCCTGCAGGCGATCGGCAGCCTGATCACCAAGCCACGGGAAGAGTCGCTGCAGCTGGAATACCACATCTACGACTGCATCAGCGACGAGGCCTTCGAGGATCGTTTCGCTGCCGTGGAACAGGCCTTCGCCAACACCGAGAACCTTGACGTCCGCATCAAGCTGGTCGAGACCGTGCGGGTTCGCAGCCTGGAAGAAGCCATGGCCTTGCACCGCAAGTGGGTGAAGGAAGGCTACGAAGGCAGCATCCTGCGCTGGGGCCGTGAAGGCTACCGCGACGGCAAGCGCACCAAATACTGCACCAAGGTAAAGGACTTCACCGACTTCGAGGTCAAGGTCGTGGACTGGGAGCTGGCTGAGCAGCAGGTGGTCAAGGGCATCACCTACCAGGTGCCGAAGTTCATCTACGAGGTCAACACCCCGACCGGCGTGAAGCGTGCCAAGGCCACCGCCCACGGCACCGTGCCGGAGAAGCACGCCGAGTGGGAAGCGCTGGTCGCAGGCAAGAACATCGGCCGCATGCTGACCCTTGAGCACTTCGGCTTCACCCCGGATGGCATCCCGAACATCGCCACCGCAAAATGCTGGCACGAACCTCTGTGACCTAACCCGGGGCAGCCTGCCTGCCCCGCCCAAAAGGATGTGGACGCATGACCAACCGCACCAAGAGAGCTTTCGCCCTGATTCTGCTGGAAGGGATCATCGTTTTCACCGCGATTCCATTGGTATCTGCGGTCTACCATTCGCTTAAAGGACTGTTTACATGAAGAACATCACGATCTTTACCGACCCGCACCTGGGCACCAGCCGGGCAGCGCACACCACCCGCGAGTCGTCTGACGCGCTGAAGATGGAACTGTTCCACCAGGCTATGGCCATTGTCAGCACCGGCGAGCACCCGAAGGTCTGCGTCGGCGACCTGTTCGACAAGTCGTTCAACAAGGAAGAGGTCATCGCTCAGGGCTTCGCTGTGGCCATGGGATGCAAGTGGACCCTGGCCGGCAACCATGACGAGACCAACCGTGAAGGCACCATGTCGTCGCTGCGTCTGTTGAAAGAGCAGGGCTGCCCGATCATTGCAGCGCCGAACCTGACCGACCCGTACTTCGACTGCTTCGAGTCGATGTACTTCGTGCCGCATCATGCCAGCCAAGAGATCTTCGAGGTGGCGATGCGCGAGGCTGCTGCCCACGCTGCCCACAACCGCGATGGTCTGGCCAGCTACCTGTTCCTGCATTGCAACTACGACTTCCAGCTGGCAGCCACGGACAACACGCTGAACCTGCCCCGCGCCATGGCGCAGGAACTGATCGGCAGCTTCGATTACATCTTCATCGGCCATGAGCACAACGGTTCGACTGACCTTGGCGGCCAAGTCGTTGTCCTCGGCAACACCCACCCGACCAGCTTCCATGACATCGGTGACAAGTTCACCTACGACCTGGAGCTGGAGACGGCCACCCTGACCAAGAATCTGGTGTGGTCCGAGAAGGATCGCTACCGCGAGATCAAGATGGGCAGCGAGATCCCCGACCTGACCGGGGTTCAGTTCGTCGACGTCATCGGCGCCGAGTCGGTGGCGGACGCTGTGGCGGTCAGCGAGTACATCCGCGAGGTCTGGAAAGCATCGTTCTACGTGCCGGAAGGCGAGGAAGTCGAGGTCACCGAGATGTTCGCCGTGCGCAATCGGGTCGAGATCAAGGATTCGCTGCAGGACGTGGACACCGACATCGAGGGCGTGGTCGTCGAAGACCTGAAGACCCGCATTGCTCGGGATCTGGAAGGCACCGATCTGGCGCCGCTGTTCGCTGAACTGGTATCGAAGGTGATGGCATGAGTGCAGTAGATAGGGTCAACGACATCCTTGAGACCGTGGTCGACGCCGTAGACACGCTGACCAACAAAGGTCTGCTGGCCGAAGGCGACATCGAGGAGCTGGAAAAGGTAGCGGGACACGCTGAGCTGTTCCTTCGTCCTCAAGAGCCTGATCAGCCAGGTATCGACCAGATTGCCAACGCTCACTTCAACGGTCTGACCCCGGCGCAGCAGGAACGACTGGTCATGCTGGCGGAGGAGTGCACTGAGGTTGCGCACTGCATCACCAAGATCCTGCGCCACGGCTACGACAGCTACAGCCCTGACCACCCTATGCAAGGCAACAACCGGGACCACCTGCTCAAGGAGATGGGCGAGCTGGCTGCCTGTATCGGCATGATCAGCCTGGACATCCCTGCGATGCAGGACGAAGGCCTTTGCGATCAGCGTGTGGAAGTGGCGATGCGGCGCAAGCTGCGTTACTCACACCACCAGGCAGCGGACTTCAAGGACTACCTGGCTTCGGTAGAGAACGATGAACAGGCTTGACTGGGAGATGTACATCGAAGGGCGGCGCGTGCCCTTCACGGTCGACCGGATGATCCGTGAGTGCAACCCCAGCGCTGACAGCGTGATCGTCCGTAACTTCAGCCAGTGCGGCAAGAGCGAGCACAACATGAACTGGCTGATGGAGCAGCTGAAGACAGCGCGTGATCCTAACCTGTTCTACCCCGACCCGGAACTGGCCAGGCAGCGCGCTGAAAGCGAGGCTGCCTTCTACCGGTCCAACCCGTACCACAGCAAGGAACAGGTCGACCGGCTGGTCAAGTGGCTGACCTACGAGTACAGCGATCCACGGCCGATCAACCTGTTCCCGCACAAGCTGTCGATCGCCATCGCGGCTATCATCCTTCACACGTATTCTCGCTAACTAGCGACAAATCCCTTTATAGGAGGCGCCATGCGTCTGTTAACTTGCGTCACCGAGAACTTCAAGAAGCTCGGCAATTTCTCTGCGGATTTCACCACCGGCCTGAACATCATTGCCGGCGACAACGCCAACGGCAAATCCACGCTGCTCGAAGCGATCGGCGTGTGCTTCTTCGGCGTCACCATGGCCTCGGTCAAGAAAGAGAACATCCCGACCTGGGGTCAGGACAAGTTCAGCGTCACCAACACCTTCCAGCTGCACGGTCCTGAGCTCTACACCTGCTTCCGCACCGGCAACACCGCCAAGCTGACCCGCACCCTGCCAGATGGCAGCGTCGAGCTGGTGGCCAACGGCGCCACTCCGGTTCGGGCCAAGATGGAAGAACTGCTGGGTCTGGTCGCTGACGACTGGAACCTGTTTGTGCAATCTGAGCAAGGTTCCTCGGCCGGCATCCTGAAATACGGCGCTGCGGCGCTGAACCGCAAGGTCGAAGCCTTCGCCGGTGTCGAACTGATCGACAAGGTCCAGGCTGAAGCCCAGCGCCAGGCTACCGTGAACAACAGCCACGCTGACGCCAAGTCGGTGGACGACGAGGTGATGAAGGCGGCTGAAGCTGACCTGCAGGAAGCCTCGGAAGCCCTGCAATTGGCCAGCGTCAACGTCGAAGCCGCTGTGCAGCAGCAGGAAGCCCACGGATCGTTCAGCGTGGAAGTGCCGGCATCGTCCAAAGAAATGCGCAAGCAGATGGACGCCGTCGTCAACCTGTCCAACAAGATCACCCTGGCTGAAACCAACGTCGGCCACGCTCAGCAGCGTGTGAACGAGGCGCAGATGCGTGTCGAAGGGGTCAGCCTGCAGGACGGTGACGCCATTCGCAACGACATGGCGGGCCTGAAGACGCAGGGTCTGGAACTGGCAGCGGCCAAAGGTGTGCTGGTTGAAGAACTGGCCGTCGCCACGGCAGCCAAACAGAAGGTCGACGAGACGGATCTGGCGCTGGACACTCAGCAGCAGAGCTACACCGCCAACTGGGCGGAGTTCGATCATGACGCAGCAGAAGTCGAGCTGGATGCTGTCACTGAGTACATCGCCACGCAGCAGAAGGACATTGAGCGCGAGTCGGAAGCTGTTGGCCAGGCCAAAGCCAAATACGACAACCTGCTCAGCCTGTCCGACGGCGCCGTGTGCCCGACCTGCAACCGAGCCAAGGAAGACCACGACCCGGTTAAACTGAAGGCCGAAGCTGACGAGGCCAAGAAGTGGTGGGACAACAGAGTGGCCTATGTCGCTGAACTGAAGGCCGGGTTGGTGACCTTCCAGACCAGCCGGAAGAACCTGAATGACAAGCTGACTGCCTTCGAAGACGCCACGGTCAAGATCGACGCGGCACTGGCTGCCCACACCGCAGCCAAGGAAGCCCTGGCACCGCTGCGCGCCCTGAACGTGATCCAAGACGAGTTGTCGGGTGCAGAAGGTCAAGTCAACGAAGCCCGTGACTCCTACGCAGCGATGGGTGAAAAACTGAAGGGCGTCGAAGCCAACAATACTCGAGTAGTTGCTGAGCAGAAGGCGTTGACCAAGGCACAGGACGAACTGACCGCCTTGCAGGCCGGCCTGCAGACCCTGAACGACGAGCTGGAAGCGCTGCCAGAGCCACCGACCGAGAAGGAACTGGCCCACGCTGAACTGCTGGAACAGGAATATCAGGTGGCTCGCGCTGCATGGGCTGACAAGTCCAGCAGCCTGAGCGCAGCTGTGACCCAGGCCAAATCTGAGCACGGCTTCCGCGTGAAACTGCACGCCGCGGCACAAGAGAAGCTGGACGGCCTGAAATCCAGCGCCGCAGCGTCGGTCGAGCACCTGGTGCTGTCCAAGAAGTACACCCGCCTGGTGCAGTTCCTGCGTGACCGTCGTCAGCAGTACCTGAAGGAAGTGTGGGACACCATCACCGGCATCGCCAGCCGACTGGTGCGGGTCGCTTCGAAGGACACCATCACCAAGATCGACAACGTCGACGGCGAGTTCATGTTCGAGGAAGCCGGCATCATGGCGCCATCGAGCAGCGCGTCTGGCGCACAGAAAGCGATGATCGGTGTGTCGCTGCGGGTCGGCCTGGGTCGTGCGCTGTACGGCAAAGACGCCCTGCTGATCTTCGACGAGCCGACCGAGTCCTGCCGTGAGCACAACGCCGCCAGCCTGGCAGCGATGATCGCCACCAGCGCCAAGCAGGTGCTGATGATTACCCACCGCGAGACCGACCAGGCGTTGGCGGAAAACATTGTGAACGTAGGGGAATAAGATGCACGACCTGGTGATTACCCGGGCGCACTTTCAGTGTGGCCCGATGATCGCTCCTTGCGAGATCACGTTCACCACCGAAAGCGGTGGTGAACTGGTTTGGAAGGGGATGGTCACCCCTCAGTGCGACCCGGTGGCCATCAGCGTACCCGGCGAGGGTCAGCTGTATATCGAACACGACCGGATGACTACGGCTTCCATTGCCCACAAGGAGCACCTAATGCGTACCACCCGCCACACGTTTGAAGAGGTGAAGCTGACAGTCAAGGCCACGGCGCCGTGCGGAAAGTGTGGCAAGAAATGCACCCGCACCAAGGTGTTTTCTCAAACCTTGAATCCCTTCAACACCAACCCGGACGGATCTGTGAAGACGCGCGACCAGATCATGGACGAGCTGAGACCCAAGGCTGCCCATTACCGCGGCGGACCCATCTACCACGTAAAATGCGAGGGCTGAGCATGTATCGCATCCGCATCGACACGCTGTACCGCGAAGTGAGCGGCCAGCACCAGGGCGCCAAGGTGATCTTCCAGACCGCAGTGGCGGGAGAGAAGAAGCAGAAGCCGTTGGAAGGCTACATCAACAGCGAAGGCCACGCCGGCTACCAGTTCACCATACCTGGGGACAGGGCTGGCGGGCTGTCAGTCACACACCTTGACGGGGTGATACTGGAATTTGAAGTGGTAGAAATTACGGAGGACGGCCATGAAGCAAGTGATCCACAACCCCGCTGACTACACTGACCACAGTACAGCCTGGAACGCGCCTAGCGACCTGGCCCCGGTGGGCAGCGACATGATGATCAAACTGCCTGCCGGCGCGGTGATCCACAAGTCGGATTGGCCTGACGCCGCGATCACGAAGGAGCCGCTGGTAGTTCAGGTGGTCCGCACCAGTTACATCTCGGACAAGAGTCGCGCCATGCGCTACGAGTTGCTTGATGGCAGCTACGTGCACGGCCGGTTCGATTGGACCCACGCCTAAACCAGAAGGGGACAGCTCGCGCTGTCCCCTTTTGTCGTTTCTAGGCCGCCAATTCTCGCCGGAAGGCCCGGCAGATATGGTCGAACTGGTACTCCTCGGAGTAGTCAGCGCCCGTGGTCATCCGCTTCAGCAGAAAAGTGCTGGCAGAGGCACCGGCAGAGGCCGTGGCGTAGTAGTCGTTGATGAAGGACTGCGCCGCACCAGACCGGAAGTTCACCAGTACCGTTTGTGCCGGCGCCGTCGTGGTGTAGAAGTTGGTCTGCGGTGGCACGCTGCTGGTGTTCTTACCGGAGGTAAGGACGTTGGACGCCGTGGTCGGCTTCATCGCCCGGTAGGCGATTTCCATCTCGTCCTTGGTCGGCAGATACCAGTCGTTGTAACCGTTGATGGTCAGCCCGACACAGAACTGCTGCATCGGGAAGTGCTCGATGCCGGCGGCGATCATGTTGTCACGGATCAGGATGCCGTCGTTGGTCGAGGTGTTCCCGGTGAAATTCACCATGTCGTCTTTGTACTTCATCACCGCCGCCGGCTGCCCGGTGGCTTTTGGCGAGACGATGATGTTGTACAGCAGGTTGTTAATGGTCAGCTGTCCAACGAAGTAACCCCCGCCGTACTGCTCGCCAACCCCAGGCTGACCCATCGGCATGCTCGCCAGCAGACGTTCAGCCAGAATCACTGGGTCACCCGGCGCGCGATGTAGGTGTTGCTGCCCTTGTAGGTGAAGACGAACTCCACCATCTTGCCGACGGCAGCCGTCTCACCAGCTGCGCCGCCGGTGTTGATCCACTGGATCGTCGCGCCTGGCCAAGTCACGGTGAACTTGGTGGCACCGGTGATCAGGCGGATCACAAAGCTGTAGGACTGGCCGGTCAGCGACGGCAAGCTGGTGAAGGACAGCGTCAGGTTGCTGGTCAGCGTGTACTCGAAGACCGTTGCCGACGACACCTGCAGCGATACCGCGCCCCCGGCCGAGGCGTTGACGGTTTCCTTGTCGAAGCCAGGCAGCGACAAGCCGCTGAGCTTGGATTGCTCAGAGGTGGTGTAGTCGTTGGTGCTCAGGCCTTTGCCTGCCACCACCGCGACCTTGCCTGTGGTCAGCGCCTTGATGTCGGCGCCGATCGCTGTGATCAGCGCATCCAGCCGAGTCTTCAGGCTCATAGATTAGGCCTTGGCAGCGGTGTAGGCGGCGACCAGATCTGCTTCAGGGTCACCAATGCCGATGTTGGTGCAGGCCTGCAGCCGTTGTCCGGTGGTCAGGGTCTGCACTTCGGCGAAGCTGACCTTCTCACCGACCTTGGTGGCCAGTGCCGAGACAATGCTTTCGTCGTTGACGATCAGGTCCTGCAGCTCTTTCAGCGTGTCGTAAGCTGCGGTGGCACCACCGAGGATGTCGGTCTTCACCGCGGCCTTGGCCATCTCGATGGTGTCGAAGATCTTGTTGGCCGACCAGGTGACGGCTGTGTTGCCATCGCCGGCGTTGTCGTCGATCACGGCGCCGGAGGAACCCATCAGGCTCATCAGCTCGTTGATCGCGGCCACCAGGTTGCCCTTGGCAGTGGTCTGCAGCGACGTCATGTCGCCGACGCGGTTGGTCAGCGTCTTGACGTCGCCGCCCATGGCCTGGGCCAGGGCAATGAGTTTCAGTTCCTGAGACATTAGATGATCCCTCGTTCAAGCAGGTAGTAGGCAAGTGGGTCTGGAATGAAGGTGTCAGCGACGTACAGCCCACCGTCGGTGCCTTCCTTCAGGCGATTGTCAGGGTCGGCGCTGATCTGCGCTTCGACAGCGCTTGGACCCCGTGGCCCACGCAGCGCTACTTCTTTCGTCTCGATCTTCAAGGCAGGTAGGGTCGCGGTCATCATCCCTTCAACGGTGATGACCAGCTGGCTTACCGGGTCGGTGATCTTGGTGGTGATCACGCCGACGCGAGAGGGCGTGGCGAGGATCATGGCGCCACCGGCGTGTAGCGCTTGAGCACTTCGAACTTGATCGGCTGGGTCGTGATTTCCTGGCCGACGTCGGTCACATAGGTGACGTCGAACTCAAGATTGCCCAGTGGCCAGGTCTTGGTGTTTGCCTTGAGGAAGAAGGAGCCAGTGGCGCGGTCTTGCCACTCCACCTGGAAGTTTCCGAGGGTGCCTTGCGTGAGGGTGCCGTAGGATGCTTTGACTTCCCAGTCGGTGCAATCCTGCGCCTGCCCGTCAACGAAGACCTGCAGCGGTAGCATGAACGAATCGCCGCGATAGACTTGCATACCCACTCCCTGTGAAACAACCTTGCGTCCTTGGGCGCAATATAGCACCCATCACCTACCGGTTACAGCCGGCCCTCCCGTAAGACCGTTCAACCTTCCCCTGATTAAATCGTAAGCTACTTCGCAGCTGGCTCCAGCTGCACGGGCTCGGTCAGCTTCAGCTGCCAGTCCCCTTGCCACATGCTGAGTTTCTTCAAGCAGCTGGGAGTACAAATAGGCGGCGTTGGTTGCTGCCTGGCCTCGGCGGGCAACGCCGGGATCACAACTTGTTGCGGCGGCAAAGGTGCCGGCTGCGACGTGCAGCAAGCCGTCAGTGCTGGACTCAGCAACAACAACGTCAGAATCAATCCGATGGTTCGTTTCACGGCTGTCCTTCCCTAGATCGTCGATCTGACGCTGCAGATCCTGTTCAACGGTGCGCGCCTGCGCGTTGGCCGCAAGGGTGGCAGCGTCGAAGGTGTTGCGCAACCCGAGCAGCTGCAGTTCCGCCCGAAGGTCCCGCTCCTTCCAGCCTGCGGCCATACCACCCGCAAAGCTGGCCAGAAGGGCAAGGACTATTACTGCAGGGCTGACCGTAGGCATCAGGCAGCCAGTACCTTGAGCGCCAGGCTCATGCGGCGCTTGCGGTCCTCGATCCCGTTCAGCCCGCCGTTGATGCGGGTGGTCTGCGCCATGATGTCGTTGGACAGCGTGTTGAGCTTGTTCTTCTTCCAGAACCAAGCAGCCGACAGCGCGGCGTATCGTGGCTGCTCCAGCAGCTCGGGATGTTCCAGCAGACGGTCGTCGCCGAACAGCGCCTGGCTGCAGGCCTTGTAGTTGGTCTTGCCGGTGACCTGGATCAGGCCCCGGCCTGCGTACAACTGACCATCACCATCGGCAGCCGGGGTGTTGCCCAGTCGTGCAGCGAGGGTGCCGGTGTCGTACTTGCTGAGGTACTTGTCGTTGCCCATTTCCTTGGTGCAGGTGAACTCCAGGCTCTCATGCGCGGTTTGCGCGATGAAGGAAGCGATGGAGCGGGCGAGGGTGATGTCGGCGTAGGCCAGTGCTTCGTTGATGGGTCCTTCCCACTTCTGTGCGCGCGCCAAGGAGATACCCGCAGCCGCAGCCAGAGTTTTAGCGTCCATACGGTAGCCTCTTTCGAGTGTTGTGGAGAACTTTTGCGACGTTGCCGCCGTTGGCAACAACCAGAAGGGTGACGATGCCTACGAACAGCACCAGCCAGATCTCGGAGTGCGCTGCGATGCGCTGGAAGTCTGAGTAGCCTTGGGTCGCCAAGGCCAGCGAGGAGCCGGCCAGGCAGAACGCCAAGATACTGGAGAACAGACGTGTACGATTTTCACTGCTGTAGCAAATCACGGACATGAACGTGATCAAGTGAAGACCGATGCGGATGCTCAGAAGCACTTCCCCGTAGGTAGGATCATTGCTCATCGCCGCCTCGCTTTAACCGTAGGATTGCGTTAATGAGAGAAGACAGCCACTGAGGCAGGTCTCCGTCGTTCTTGACCATCAGGTTCAGTGCGCCTAGCACACCGGAAGCAACCGCGGCTCCAATGATGGCTGCCAACATCGAGCTGCCGTTGGAGAAAGCGATTCCGACAGCGTAGCCGAACCCCCAGGACACCACTGTGAGTCCCATTTTACGAAGAAGTTTTGAGAAGAACGAGGCAACTACCGGGTCCGGTAGTAGAACGAAGAAAACACAGCCGAAGGACGCCCCCATCGCTGAGCCGGGATGTAGCTGTTCGATCACGGCCCACACGTAGGCTGCGCAGATCGTCAGCCACCCTGTTCTCGAAGCTGGATCAGTAGTCATCAGCGGTTATTTCCCTATAACGTGGCGGAAGGATAGCGGTTTGCCATGACCTTCACAACGACAAGCTGTGGACCTTGTGCGGCGGTCCTTGCCACGCCATCATTGTCGCTCAAAACTGACAAGGACTACCACATGGCTATTGTTGCAATGCAGACGGATCGAGTGCATCCCGACGCCATCTTCCCCACCGACAACATGGCCGGCACGGCGTGTTTCCAGTTCGCTGCCTTGGTGGAGAACCCCGAGGGCGAATTCATCGGACCTGGTGGAAAGATGCTGGTCCGCACCGGCATTACCCTGATGATCCCCAACAGCTGGATCATTGAGGTCTACCCGCGTGCAGCGCAGGACTTGACCAAGATGAACAGCCTCGGCACCCGGGTGGCTCTGCTGGACACCACCTACCGGGACGAGATCCTGATAGAGGTGGTCAACGAAGGTAAGTCGATTGTGCAGGTCAAGCATGGCGACATCATCGCCGACGGCATCCTGACCCAGGTGCACGGTGCGCGCTTTATCGACATGACCAAGGCCACTGCCGAGCACGCACCGGAGGTGCCTGGCCTCCCTAACCCTCCTAACCCGGTCTAGGGTTAGCGTCGTGCTTGGCGTTGATTTCCTCGGGGTTGAACTCTTTGAGGTTGTCGAAGCCGAACAGCATGTCCATCGCCTTGCCGGTTGGCATGATCTCCGGCTCCCCTAGGGGAGCTGGAAACACCCGGTTGTTATCCAGCCTGACAAAGACTCGAATGCACTCAGTATCCGGCGTGGTGAAGGTCTCGCCATTACGCTGCGTAGTGGCGCGCGCGATCGCCACGATCGGCATGCGGCGGAAGAACGGGTTGCTGAAATCATAGATTGCGGACATTGATCTTCCTCCAGTTGTTGGTGCGGATGTAGCCCTTGCCGGTGTTGTACGGGCGGTTGGGCAGCGGATCGTTCAGCAAGATGGTCGACAGCCATGGCAGCCAGCCCAGCTTCAGGCACTTCTCCGTCACTTCGGCGCGGATCGCGTCACCCTCTGGCCCGTTCGGTGCGTAGTTCAGGCAGACCACGTCGAAGACGTGCTTCTCTCGCAGCCCTTGAATCATCGCTGCTACCTCTTCGTTCCAGGCCACCGCGTCCCCGTCGACCAGCTGGTAGGTGCCGGCGCTGAAGTCGTAGTCGCTGAACACCGACTCGGTCATGATCCAGGTGCAGCTGTGGATCATCTTGTCGTAGATCGAGAAGCCCCGGTTGCTGCAGAACGCACGGTCTGGCCACAGCAGCTTGAGGTCGTTGATCAGGTCAGCTGCCCCTTGCTGGTAGTCCTCTCGCGGGTAGATGTCCACGGTGTCGACGGTGTCCATGAACACGCCGTCAGAACCCAGGCCACGCTTGGAATACTTCACCTCGATCTGCTGGCCCACACTTGGGTTCGGCGGATCTTCTGGCGCCAGCTCACCGGTGTTGAAGGCGATGATGATCGTGCCGATCTTGGCGTCATAGGAGAAGTGCAGGCCAGCGGTGTAGAACCGACCCGTGGCCACGTCCTTCACGCTGAACGGTTCCTGATCGTCGATCGGTGCGTGGGTCATCAGCACGCCGTAGATCAGCGAGGCATCGGTCAGCGCGTGCTGCGCCACGGTCAGGGTCTCGGTGTAAGGCGTCGGCAGGTCAAACACCAGAGGCAGGTAGTAGGTCTGCAGGCGTTCGAACCAGCTGCCAGGCCCACGCTTCACCGCGTCGACGTAGAACGAGTCCCAAATGCCGTTCTCGTCCGGGGTGTTGGTCTCGACCATCGAGAAGTCCTGACCCCACACGTTCTCAGCCTGCTGGTACTGCGGGCACTTGGTGTTCATCGGCGTGTACTTCGGGCAGCTTGCATTGGAGCAGGCGGTCGAAGCGTCACGCTGCCAGTTGTTGGCGTTGGTGTAGCCACCGCCGCAGGCACCACCCTGCTGGAACTCCTCGTAGCCGGTGCGCCAGTCTTTGTCGCAGGCCTTGCCGCAGCGTCCGGCACCGGCGTAGTAGTGGGCGTTGTTGACCGCGCAGGCCTTCACCCCTTCCATCCGCTGCCGATCGTTGTTGCATTCCGAGAACTCACCGTAGTTGTAGCCGCCCTTCATGTAGTAGCCGGCGGTTCCGCCAGGCCCGGTGCCGTCACCGGTGTGCGGACCCTGTGGCGAGGTGTTGTCCCAAATGTTCTGGATGATCCCGTCTTCCTCTCCGAAGGAGACGTAGTTGATCACCTGAATGCCCAGGTCCTGCAGCTCTTTCACTTCCTTGCGGCTCAGCGCCATCGGGTCGGTGATCACCACGTCGTACTGCTTGAACAGCTCCTTGTTCCCCGCGGTGTAGCAGCAGATGAACGTCGGGAAGCGGTACTCGATGCTGACCGAAGAGATGCCGCGGTTGTCGATGGGCGGGTTGGTGCCTGGCGTGTAAATGTTCCGGTTCGGGTCGATGTACGCGATCCGCCCGGCGTCCAGCTTCGTCCCTGCGATCGGCGTGTGGCCGACCTGCTTCACGTTGAAGCGCACGTTCAGCGTCTCGGTGACGATGGTGTAGGTGTAGGTGCGCCTGGTGTAGATTGTGTTCACACCCCAGGTCTTGTTGTTGGCTGTGGCCTGCATCACCACCTTGCCTTTGTAGGTGGCACCAAAGCCTGCGATCTGGCGGATCTGCGAGGTGCCCTGCAGGGCTTCGTTGTTCTCGTTGAAGTCCATGGTGCCGTGCAGCGAGCCAAAGGCGATGGCGCCGTTGGTGACCTTGATGGTGGTGGCAGCCGACAGCTCCACGCTGCCCGCGTTGACGGTGGTGACGGTGGTGTTGTTCGGGATGCCACGACCGATCGCCATCATGCCGACGGTGATGCCGGCTGTGGAAGCGATGGTGATGGTGGTCTGGCCCACCAGCCACGACGTCAGGTTGCGTTCCACGGCGTTCTTCAGCACGCGCACCGTCGCTGCGCCGAAGTCGACGTAGCCCAAGACCTTCAGCAGATCGCCGCCGTGGTCGAAGGACAACCAGGCCTGGTTGCTCGCGGTGGCGTGCATCGCCAGCAGCTGACCATTCTGAGGGTCTTCCCACCAGTTGGCGCTGGTGTAGGTGATCAGGTCGGAGGTGTGCAGCAGGTCCGCTGCCACCTCGCCGACGTTGGCACCGTCCGGGTCCCCGACGTTGGCTGTCATCACCACCGGCAGCGAGAGGATGCCCGACGGTTCGGTCCCCAGTAGGTTGGGGGCGAAGGCCAGCTCAAAGTTCTGCGTGTTGTTCAGCGAGCCGATCAGCACGTTGCCGAGCGAGGTCTGCGTCACCGGGTGCAGCAGCTTCGGGTCGAAGTTGAGCACCACGTTCTCCGCCGACACGCCCTGAGTCCACAGCTTCAGCTGGGTCTTCTGCACGCGCTCGCTGGTCTTCAGCGCGTAGGCGTCGATGTCGATGTCCTTGCGCGCGTAGGAGTAGACCTTGATGCCGGAGAAGATGAAGAACTCGGTCGGGCTGTTGGTGTAGCAGAACAGCTCCAGCGTGTGCGTGCCAGGCGCCAAGCCGTCGGCCACCACCTGATCTCGGAACTCGTTACCGAACGCAGCGAAGTCGTCCGAGTTGGACGAGACGATGTCCTTGAACTTGGCCAGGCCGGCGATGGTCGAGGGCAGCTTGCCGTCGATCCGCACGTAGGCCACGCCCCAGCCCGGGTTCAGCGAGGCGCGCACCGAGACACTGGTGCCACTGAACGTGATCGAGGCCTTGCCGGTGGTGCAGAAGGCCCGCTTCTCGCGGGTTTCGAAAGGTGCCGCGCCGTCACCGGCGTCGATCACCCAGCCGCCCACCTGGTTGAAGCCGTCGTAGAAGAACTTGTCGTACAGCGCGAAGTTGCTGCTGGGCAGCCATTCCGCGCGCACTTCCTTGGTGTTCTGGCCCTCGATCACGACGTCCGTGCCGAGGTGGATGTAGCTGGAGCTGAGGCTTGTGTTGATAGTCATACTATGGCCAGCTCCGTGAACATTGCGGTTGGGGTCAGGGTGGCGGGACCGCTGCCGTTGTTGGTCAGGGCGATCTTCACCTCACCGCTGGCCATGGCGAAGTTCGAGAAGGTGTCCTTCTGCTCGCCGAGGATGCCGCGCGCGTCGTAGATCAGCGTGGTGCCGACGTAGATCTGCATGTCGTACATCTGCGACGGGGTCGAGGTGGTGCAGTACACGCCGAGCAGCAGGATGCCGCCGTTGCCGAAGATCCGGCCGGTGTTGATGGTCTGCGTGCCGTGGGCGGGCAGGGTGATGCCGGCCGGGTTGACCTTCACCACGTTGGCCAGGTTGTCGGCGATGTCGCCGATCTGATCCAGTGCAGCCTCCAGCGCCGTCTGCGTGGTGACCATCAAGGCCATGGCTGCATCGACCTGGGTGGTCAAGGTGCCGACGTTGGTGGTCAGCGTGCCGATGGTGATCATCGCCGCGTCGAACTCGGTCTTGAAGGTCAGCACCGACTGGGCAGCCGTCTGCGCGTCAGTCGCGGCCTGGGTCGCATCCGCGAGGATGTCGGTCGCTGCTTCCAGCTTGGCCAGAGCTTCAGCCACTTCAGGGCCAAGGGTGGCGTGGGCGTCGGTGACGTCGCTGATCAGCGCCTGGACCTTGAGCGTAAGCTCGGCCACCGCTGCGTTAAACTGTGGATAGTTATCGGCTGCTGCCATGATCCTTCATCCTTGTGGTTGATCACGCGCCAGAGATGTCAGCGGTGAGGAGATTCCAGTTTCTCATTGCGGTCAGGTCGGAACCCGGGTGCTGCCCTGAGCCAAAGAACGCGGTGGCCCAAATGTTGGCCCGGTTACCGTCGGGAAAGCCCATGGTGACGATAGCCTGGACGTTCTTTTCAAACCGGCCCATGTCCATCCGTGAAGGCACACCGCCGCAAACCCCTGACAGCATAAAGCCATGCGTCAGATCCGCGTAGCCCCACGTGTGTGTACCTCGACCCAACACGTTATCCGGGTCAGCGTAGAACAGCTCACGGTAGCCCCAGTAGTGCTCGACGGCGTAGCTGGTGAACGACTGCGGCACCCAGGCCGACATCAGGCCGCGGAACTTCACGGCAGGCCAGGCACTGTCGTAGGTGACGTCCCAGTATTCGTTCATGATCCGCAGCCCGTAGTCGGCGTAGCCGTAGTCGCCTGCCATGCCGAAGGCGCAGACGCGGTACTGCCAGCCGGTGTTGTAGCCGGCGTACATCGGCGAGTTGTCCCACGCGAAGATGTGCTTGGTCACCAGCACCGTGAACCCGGTCCAGCCACCGGCACCGCCCAGGTGCATGAAGTACCCAAGGCCGCACGGCTGACTGTTGGGGGTGGGCACCGCAAACACGAACGGTGGTTCGTCCGAGGTGATGGCCTGCGAGTAGGTCACGGTGGCATAGCCGTAGGACAGCCCGCCCATGTCGACGTTGACCACGATGTCTCCCTTGAAGGCCTGCGTGAGAATTGTCGACTTCTCACTCAACAAGAGCTGCCCGCTATTTCCCTTAGCGAAAAATCCGTATGACATAAGTCCCCTAGATGTAGCTCATGATGCTGATCACCACGTACCCGTGGGAGTAGGACTCGTAGACCGGCTGCCCCTTGACCCGAACGAAGCCGTTGTAGACCTCAACGATCGGCACCGCCATCGGGTAAACCTCCGGGTAGATGCTGTTGCCGTTGTAGCTCTGCCAGTTCGGGTAGCCATAGACGTAATAGTTATCGTGGACAGTGACGGTCGCAAACATCCCGTACAGCACGTTGGTGCTGGTCGGGATGTCGATCACGCTGTCTGACCGCAGATAGCCGGCGTAGAGCCACACAGTCTCAACCAACCGGACAGTAAAACTGTCCGGGTTGAGATTGTTGACGCCATCCCTGTTCCTTACCAGCAGTCCCCAACCACTCAAAATAGTTTCCTTACATCGGTGGCAGCTTGCCCAAGATCACTCGGGGCGTTTCCAGCTCGTCACTCACGGTGATGGTCTGGTTCGTTTGCACCAGGCGTCCTTCACCCGGCGTGTTGCCGTTCATCTCGAAGACGCCGGCCTTGGTCAGCCTCCAACCGATCTCGTTTGGCTTGTAGTTGTCAGATTGCAGCGCGCTGCTGATCTTCGCCATGGTGATGGAGGCTTCGCGGATCAGAGCATCTTGGATAACGGTTCTCCCGTCAACTACCGCGAAAGCCAGGGTGTAGCTACCCCCGATCGGGTTGTAGATGTAGAACCGGTCAGCCACCGCGCCGATCTCCGACACCGTGCCGTTCACCGAGATACCGAACACAGCTGACTTGCCATTGACGGTGGCGGTGGTCACTGCCCGCGCCACGGCGCCGTCGGTGTAGCTGGCCTGCGCTGTGATCTCTTGGCGGACGGTGGCGATGTCGTCCTCAGTCGAGGCCGAGAACAGGTCCAGACGGTGGGTCAGCGCGCCGTCCGCATCGACACGTGCGGTCTGTTCGACCTGCATGGCGGCGAGGATGTCGTCGTTGATCTGCGCCTTGATGCTGAGGATCTGGCCGGCGATGGCTTCATTGTTGTCCGCCATGGCGAACTGCATCTCTTCCAGTGCAGCCAGAATGTCGTCATCGACCTGGGCCTGCAGCGTGGTGATCCGCGCCACCAGTGCCTCGTCCTCGGTGATCCGGGTGATCTCCTCGACGGTGTTACGCGCGCCGGTGCCCTCGATCTGCGTCTTGGTGGCCAGCTGGCGAATATCCTCGAGCATTTTGTTCAGGCGCACGTCGGTCTTCAGCGCATCCAAGGCCGACTTGATGTCGTCGGTGTTCTGTTTGGAGGCGTCGATCATCTCCTCGAACAGGCCGCCAGGCTTGCGAATGTCCTCGTCCAGCGCTGCGAGGATGTCCTCGAAGTTGTACAGCGTGGTGCCTTGGGCGCCCACGAACTGCGACTTGCCGTAGATGTTGGTGCCGCGCACGTAGTAGTAGTAGGTGGTCTTCGGCTTGAGACCGACGTCCACCAGGCTGCGCCCGACCGAGATACGCCGGGCATTGGATTCCACCAGGTTGGCAGTCAGAGGTACATCGCTGCGCCAGAACTCGAACTCGGCTTTCGGGTAGATCGTAGCCGGCATCAGCGAGATCGAGAAGGTCGCCTCGCTTACTTCGATGCTGTCCGGTGGTGCCGGCATCAGCAGGCCGGCGATGTTCACCGTGTACACGGCCCACTCTGACGTCCGCCCGGTGGAGGTGGTCGCCTTGATGCGGATCAGCCACTCGCCGTCGACGATGTCTTTCTCGTCGATGGACAGGTTCGGGCCACCGTACAGCGTGCGGTAGGTCACGTCGTTCGGGTCACGGGCTTCCACGATGTAGCCGTTGCAGCGCACGTCATCCACGCCTTTCCAGCTGATCGTCATGCCTTGGTGCTCGGAACCGCCGGCGATGTACTTGTACGACGAAACCTTGATCCCGGTTGGCGATGGCAGCGGACCGGACGGGATGGTGCTGTCCGGACGGTCCGGCAGGACCATGTCGAACTCGACGAAGTTGTACTTGTTCGGGTCGTGCTCAGTCGCGGTGATCTGGTAGGTCAGCCCGTCGTCCTGCTCGATGACCGAAGTCACCCGGTACATCGGCGTGACCACTGCCAGGCTGGACAGGACCCATACGGCGCCGTCGATTGGCCGCTCAGGGAAAGGCTGGGTCAGCGTGCACACGTCACCGTTGAAGTTCTGCACCTGACGCTGCTGAATGACGCCGCTCGGCATCACGCAGTTCAGATACCACGTGCCAGAGCTGCCTTCTGGCGGAGCCTTGTCGAGGGTGATGGTCCGTGCCGACGCGGTCGACTTCACCCGACCACCCAGGCGGGCACCGGCGCGATCCGGGTCGGAGATCTCGATGTAGTCACCTGGTCGCAGGTCAGCGTGTTCCACTGGCGCGCTGTAGGTGACGGTCTCGGTTTCCATCCGCTCGGAATACAAGATCCACTTGGCCAGACGACGTGCCTGGCCTCGGCTGGTGCAGCACGCTGCCGTGACCTGGGTCTCGCGCCAGCCGAACAGCTGGATGCTTTCCGGGTCCTCGTACAGCTCCGGCACCTGCTTGTATTCGTCTTCCGGGTCGTTCCACATCACCACGGCGACGGAGTGACGCTCACGCAGCGAGGTGCCCACGTACTCGAAGCCTTCTTCGGTGACGTTGGACGGGTTGACCAGCTTCTTCACGTCGCCCGGCATGTCGGCGGCGGCCATGACCGACTCCGCGCCCCAGTACACCATGCCCCGGAACACGCTGGCCAAGACGTTCAGCGTGGTGATCGCTTCCTCGCGGCTGGCGAACAGGGTGTTGCAGGTGAAGCGCGGTTCGTAGTGGCCGTAGCCGTCCGGCACCAGGCCGTCGCAATACTGGCCGATGTAGTACAGCGACCACTTGTCCACGTCTTGGTTGTTGGCACCAATGATCGGGTGGGTCGACAGGTCGTAGAAGCACCAGGCTGGGTTGTCCGACCAGGCCATCTTGAACGAGCCGTCCCAAAAGCCGGTGTAGGTGCGGGCGATTGGGTCGTAGTTGCTCGGCACCTTGATGATGCTGAGCTTCACGTCGTAGTGACGGGCCGGCATCTTCGAGCCGAACAGTTCCGAGTCGACGTCGATGGCCACCAGCGCGCTGTCCGGGTAGCTCAGCCTGGCGTCGATCACCTCGGTCATGGTCGCCCAAAACAGCGCGTCGACGATCTTGTCCGAGGTCGACTCCGGGGTAGCGCGGCGCACGCGGATGTCGAACGGGCCAACACCGGTCAGCGGTACACGCACCGATCGCTGATAGGCCGACGAGGTCTTGCCGACGATGGTGTCACCCACGGTCGTGACCCAGGCACCGTTGGCACCGCGCACGTCGACGTAGAAGCCGGCCTGGTAGCCGACCACGTCACCATTGTCCTTCTGCTGGCGCAAGCCCTGCACGGCCATGGTGATGATCACGGCGTTGGCGTCGTTGTTGGTCACGGCGCGCACAATCGGCGTGGCGAACTTCAGCTCGGTCGAGACGTCCGAGGTGTTCTCCACCGCAGAAAAGCCTGCAATGTACGGCTGATCCGGATAGCCCTCACGGGTCTGGATCGTGGCGCCGTTGAAGTTGAACGTGCCGTCCGGGTTCTGCAGCGGTGTGCTGTCCAGGTAGATCGACTGCAGCCCGTTGACCAGGCCTACGATTGGCCCGTGCGCCAACAGGTCGAGGATGCGCCCGCGCGCCTTGCTGCGCAGCGAGGTCGGCTCTTCCACCGGGATGTACTGGGCAGGTGGCTTTGAGGCGCCCTTGGCGCCTTCAATGGCTTGGCTCAGCGGCTTCTTTGGCAGATGCACGTCGAGAGTCGTCGGGTACTTCTTCTTCCACGACGAATTCCGGACCAGTTCCTTCAGGTCAGTAGTCATACGGCCATTGGCTCCGCGTAGAGGCCGGCGCTGATCACGATGCTGCCTACAAGCATGCGACCGTAGCCCCGTGGCACAGCCACGCCTTGGGTGGATTGGTTGGTCGGGCCATCGAACAGGAACGAAGCCTTGTCGTCAGCGCGCTCGTTGCCGCTGGCTGACGTACCGGCGGACGGAATCTTGGTGGTGCTGGCGATGATGCCGCCGATCGCCATACCCAAGCCGGCGCCGCCGAGCATGGTCGACATGGCGCCCCACGCAGCAATGGAGGCACCGCCGGTGAAGAACGCCGCAGCGATCATGACGATGCCCACGATCAACATGCCGGCACCGCTGTTGGCGCCTTCGAGGACCGGGATCAGGTGCATTTCCTTCTGGTTGCCCAGCGTCACCTGCAGGCCTTCTTCATCGACCTCGTCGCTGGCATCGAGCTTTCCCCTCACCATCCTCCAGTTGCTGGCGCGGATGGCGTTCTCGAAGCCAGGCAGCTGGATGCACATCGCGCGGATGGCTTCAGCAGGTGTCGCCACGTCCATGTCGAACGACGCGCCGTAGGATTCCTTCAGGCTGCCGTAGAGGTACAGGGTCTTCATGTCACGCTCCTTGTGTCCCGACGTATCTCAACCAGTGGGTGATGTGCGGCATGTAGCGGTAGATCGGCTCGCGCGCGGAAGGGCGGGAGTGATCCACCGGGTCCTTCGAGCCGATCTGGTGCAGCATCAGGCCGTCTTCCAGCAACAGGCCGCCGTGGTTGGCTACGCCGAACTCGCTGCCGATGTTGGCCAACCAGACATCCCCGGGCTGCGCATCAGGCGCGTCGATCTTGACGAAGCCGGCGATCTTGAAGCCGTCCTCGAACAGGTTGGCGTTGGTCTTCCACCACTCCCAGTCACGCGGGAACTCCGGCAGCTCGATGCCTTTCTCGATCTCGTAGTAATCCTTGATCAGCGAGTAGCAGTCGGTGATGCCGTGGCGGAAGGTGCGGCCAATCAGGGGTGCCTTCGGGGCGCCTTTGCCCCACCAGGCGATGTCGCTGACGCCCACGCCGTCGGTGCCGATGATGCCCCACGGCACCGCGGTACTCATCTGGCCCTTCATGTCCAGCGAGGACGGGGCAGCAATGTTGTCCGGGTGGCTGTGCACCACGGCCAGCAAGCCTTCGGCCATGGCGCGGCGGTGATCACCGTCAGCCACTGCGAAGTATTTGTCCGGGTGCTCATGGATGTTCTCCACCTCGGTGCAGCCTGCCTCGGTGATGAAGAAGACCGCCTCGTTGGGGAAGGCTGCCAGAGCGCCTGCCTGCATCTGTTCCAAGTATTGATTAAACATCAGATCCGTCCGACGCCAGGGTAGCCATAGAAAGGCAACGTAGCGTAAAGCCCGAAGTGCCGTTTGCAGTCGCTCAGTCGCTTACCGCACTTGGCCTTGGTCGGGTCAGTCGTTGGGTTGCCGTTGGGTTCGTACATTGCGTTGCCCGCGTAGGGACAGGTCACGCCGTTATAGTTCCAGCGGCCGTTGGCCCAGTAGCGGAAGCGGTGGGTGCAGCTGTCCCGCAGGACCTGCCTGGCCGGTAGCATGATGCCTTGCTGATCCATCTTCACGGACAGCTCGAACTGCAGCTGGGTGCGCTTCTGCGAGGACTTACGCTCGATCACGTAGTTGTCCGGCGGGAACAGCGCCTGCGGGTTGGGAGTGGCACCGTTGTCCAGGTACTTGGCGTAGGTGCGCAGGCGGGTGACCGGGCAGCCCACCAGGTCGCCGGAGTTGACGACCATGGAGAGGAACATCAGGTCTTTGGCAGCGAGGGTCAGCGTCGGGCGGGGCAGGGTGCCGTCGCCGGTCCACTTGAACCCGTTGGCCTGAATCGGCAAGGGGATGTAGGTTTTCCCGCCGAACTGGATAGGAACGCCGCCGTTGGAGGTCGGGGAGAAGCACAGCAGTCCCTCGCCCACCTTGGTGGCGTCGATCTGAAACATGGTGACAATCGGGTCCTGAATCAGACCCTGCACGTCCGTGGCAATAAGCGTCATGGCATCCGTTCCTTTGGTGCGCGCTGCCATAGTAGCAGCGTGCCCATGATTTTATGAAGCCGGGTTGAAATCCTGTTCGAAGGTCGCGGTCAGGACCTCGTCGTTGAACTGGTTGTAGGTCAGCTTCGGAGACTTGCAGATCACCTGATACACCACGCCGCTGACCGGGTGGGTCCAGAGGAACGGGATCAGGTTCATCCGTGCCTTCAGCCAGGCAAACGTCGACCGGGCGTCTGTGTCTTCCAGTGAGTCCCAGGTCAAGTCCCATTTGTCCTTGATGTAGTTGATCCCCTTGGGGCGGCGCAGCGTGTAGCCGTCGCCCATCTTGACCTCTTCAACGTCCGCCTCGGGGGCGTCCTCCAGCCCGTAGGCTGGAGCCTTGATGTTAGGGAAACTGTCCATGTCCGCTTATCCTTGTTTGACGAATTTGTACAGCAGGCCATTCGGTCGCATCTGCTCGCTGAGGACCGCCATCACCGAGCCGCGCACGGTTTCGCCCATGATCTTGGCCGATTTCATCTGGTCCTGCTCGGTGCCACCACCGCTGGAGGTGACCTGAATCACAGGGGCGAAGGTGATCGACGTCTCGCCGCTGCCGTCTCCGCCCAGCCTGGAGGCGCTGGCAGCGCGACCAGTGACATGGGCCGGGCCTGCCACCAACTCAGGGCCGTACTCACCCACGATGCCGACCCGGTTGTACGGGATGGTGCCGCCGGTGTCGTACATTTTGGTGCCACCACCACCACCGGAGCTGGTCTGGCCGCCGGTGGCCAGGTCGCCGATCGCCAGGGCACCAACCAACGCAGCGTTGGCATAGCCGGTGGCGCGGATGAAGGTCGCCATCGGCATACCCAGCACCATCGGGTTACCCGACACCGCCAGCGCCTGTGCCGCCGCCAGCTCGGTGTACATGATGATCTGCGCGATGGTGATCGCCTTCTGTGCAGCGAACGCGATCTTCTGCGCCGTCGAGGCTTCCGACGCGGCGCTGGCGAACATGCCCAACACGTTGGAGACCGAGCCCATGGCAGCCATCAGGGACATGGTCGACATCTGCTCGGCGTACTTGGCCTGCTTGTCGACGATGATCTTCTGCTCGGCGCCGGCGGTTTCTACCAAAGCCGCTTTCTGGTCTTGGTAATCCTGGTTGATCTGCAGCAGCTTAGCGGTGTGCTCTTTCTCTTGCCCTTGCTCCAGCAACTTGCGGGCGTTCAGCTCTTCCAGCTGTTGCTTGAAGTTGTCGTCGATGCCTGCCAGGCCGGAAGCCTCGTTGGCCTTCGAGTTGCGCAAGGTCTTCTGGAAATCCTCCAGACCCTTGGCGCGGGTCATCTCCGTCGACACCCAGTCGGTGAATGGCGAGTCAGAGGCGGCACCTACGCTCAGGTCAGCCTGTGGCAGCGAGGCTTCCAGATCCTCCTTCTGCTTCAGGCGCATGTTGCCGGTCATGCGGTCGTGCTCGGACTGGCTGATCTTGTTCTCTTTCAGCGCACGGTTTAGCACGGCCAGATCCGCCGCTGCCTGGCTGAACGGGCTGGTGTTGTAGCTGCCCTTGACCTTCTGCAGCGCGGCGGCGTGCAGATCGAGCGCCTGTACCGCCTTGTAGTGCTGCAGGTTCAGTTCGCCGATCGCCTTGGCTTCCTGTTCGGCGGTGATGGTGACCATCTTGCCGTCGATCATCTCGCCCTGACGCAGGCGGTGCATGGCCGCAGTACCTTTGGCCAGCTCCAGCTGGGAGAAGGTGACCTCGTCGAACTTCTTGGCCAGCGCGGTGTAGGTGCGTAGGTCTTCCTGTGCCTGTCGGTCGTCCACCTTGGCGGCTTTGGCGCCGGCCTTGCTGCCCTTGGTCTCCAACGACTTGATCTGGCCGAGGACCTTCGCCTGATCCTTGTACAGCTCGGTCAGGGCTTTGGCGTCAACGGCTTTGCCTTCGCCCGGGTTCTCGGCGGTTTTGATCCGCGCAGCAAGGTCTGCCGCCGTCTTCTGGTAGGCGAGCATGTTCTCGTTGTCGCTGCGCTGGGTGGCAGCGGCGGACTCACGGGCTTGGTTCAGCTCGTTCTGCTCGTCGACCATCTTCTGTTGCAGGACGGTGCGCTTGGCTTCCAAGTCGGCGATGGTTTTCACCGACAGCTCGGCCTTCTGCAGACCTGGTCGCAGGTCAGTCTTGCCGGCGGCCACCGCAGCAGCGTCATCGTCGATCAGCTTCTGCTGGTCCTTCTTGGCCTGCGTCAGCTTGGTCTCGACATCGAGCAGCTGTTGGGCGTTCGACGTGGTCTTCTTGTAGATCTTTTCCTGAGCCGCGGCTTCGCTCTCCGCGCGCAGACTGTCCAGTGTCTCGGACATCGGGCGGATGTTCTTCTGTACGCGCACCAGCTGGCCGGTGCCGAGGTTGACTTGCTGCTGGGCGAATGCTTTTTCCTGCGTCAGCTTGCCGACCTTCTGCTGAAGGTTCAGGTTGCTGAAGCCGATCCCGCTGCGGCTCTGGCTGGCAGCCAACTCACCTTGGGCCAAGGTCAGCTGGTGAGTCAGGTTGATCAGGTTCTGGACCCGCTTGGCCTGCCAGTCAGCTTCGGTGGAGTAGTCGTTGGTGGTCTGCCCGAGCTTGGCCAGAGAGTCTTCCGAGGCTTTTACCTTCTCGTCGTAGGTGCCCACCAACCCCTGCAGACCTTCCAGACGCTTGATCAGCGGTGCCAGGTTCTCTTCCGAGACCCCTGCGGCGCGGCCGTTGGTGATCAGCTGGCTCTGCTTGCGGATCTGGTCGTCAAGGTCAGTGGCACTGCCTTTGTCCGCCTTGATCTGCAGTTTGAGGGCAGCCCGCTGACGCGCCAGCCCGGTGTCCTCAATGGACTGCTTGAGCTTGTCGTAACTGGACTTGACCTCGTCGACTTCCTGCCGGTGCTTCAGCACCTCGGCGTCGGTGTTGGTATTCCACAGGTCGTACAGCGCCGAGCCAATGCCGTAGATCAGACCTACCCAGCCGAGGCCACGCATGAGCACGCCCATGCCGGCGGCCAGCTTGCCCAGCATCCCCGAAGCCCATGCAGCGCCCGAGCCCAGGTAACCGAGGGCGGTTGCACCGCGACCGGCGGTGGCGTTGAGCAGTTCCAGCTTGGTGCGGGCGCCGTCCGAGGACGAACCCATCATGCTCATGTAGGTGCCGGTCAGCTGCATCCGCTGGCCAACCACTGCCAGGCGTTTCTCTGCCCCTGCTGCATCCGCCGCCAAGGCGCCGAACACGTTGCCGGTGGCGAACTTGTAAGCAGCGATACCGGCGATGACCTGCGCCAGCGCTTCGGCGGCGGTCTGTGCCTGTACCAGCAGTCGGTCCAGACCGGTGATGTCGGTGCCGGCCTTGTACGGTTCCATCAGGTTGAGGACGTACTGGGTCAGGCTGGCGGTGGACTCGCGCAGACGACCGTCCAGTTGGCTGAACGCCTGCAGCTGGACTTCCTCAAGGCTGGACAGCATCTCTTTCCAGTCGAACTTGAGGTTGTCGGCGATGATCTTTTCCATGCGATCGCCGGCACCGCCGACGTTCATGTTCTGGTCAGCGAACTTGTTGTACAGGTTGGCGTTGTCTACCAGGCCTGTGACCGCCGAAGACGCATACACACCCACCAGGTCGGTAATCGCTGCCAGGCGTTCAGGACCGGGAAGGTCCTTCATCTTGGTGCTCAGCTGGTTGATGATGTTGCTCAGCGAGCGGGTGTTGCCCTCGGCGTCAAGGATGTCCAGGCCATACTTCTGGATGACCTCGGAACCCTTCTTGGTCGGGTTCAGCAAGCTGGTAAACATCCGGCGCAACGCGGAACCAGAGCGAGAGCCCTTGATGCCGGAGTTGGCCATGGTCTCGATGGCCGCCGTGGTGTCCTGAATCGTGAAGCCCGCAGTCTTGGCCGCCGGGCCGGCGTAGCTCAGCGAGTTGGCCAGCTGCTCAATGTCGGCGTTGGAGTTGTTGACCGCGGTGGCCATCAAGTCGACCACGCTCTGCAACTCGCTGGCCTGCATGCCGAAGGTCATCAGCACGTTGGTGGAGATGTCCGCCGAACGAGCCATGGAGACGTTAGCGAGGTTTGCCAGTTGCAGCGATGGCTTGAGTGCGACCAGCGCCTCGTTGGCCGACAGGCCGGCCATGCCGAGCTGCTGGAGGCCGTCGCCGACTTCCGAGGCGGTGAACACCGTGGTCTGGCCGAGGGCGCGGACCTGCATCTCCAGCGCCTTCGAGCTTTCAGCGCCGTGGGTCAGCCAGTTCTCGTTGGTGTCGCCGGTCGACATCACCGCTTTGGTGCGGGACATGGTGGCGTAGAACTCGGCGCCGGTGATGATGCTGTCACGCAGGGCAGCGGAGATGCCGTAGGTCGCGGTGGCCGCCAGTACCGTGGCGCTGGTGTACACACCAACGCTGGCGTGCAAGCCGGTCAGGCCGGCGCGGAGCATGGCAGCCGACTGACTGCCCAGTTCCTGCGACAGGTTGACCTTGGTCTGCGCAGCGCCGAAGCCCAGCAGCTGCGGGGTCGACATGGCGATCAGCTTGTTGTGGCGGTCCTGCTCCGCGATCTCTGCCTTCAGCTGGGCCACACGCTGGCCGTGGTAGCCGGAGTTCATCTGCGACTGCGCCTGCAGGCGGACCAGCTGGGCTTCCTCGCGCTTGAGGGCAGCTGTCATCTCGTCGACGACCTTTTTCTCGCTCACCGACTCGGCGATTGCCTGGCGTCGAGCTTGGATCTGCGCGTTGACCTTGGCGATCTCTTCCTGGCGTCCGCCGGTGAGGCTGACCAGGGTCTCGCGCAGCTGCTTGAGTTTCAGATCCTCGCGCGCGCTCTCAGTGATCTCAGCCTTGCGGGCGGCGATCAGCTGCTGGATCTTGGTGATCTCTTCCTCTTGGCCACCGGTCAACCCGGCCAGCGTCTTCTGCAGCTGGCGCAGTTGGGTGTCGAGGCGGAACTCTTCGGTGATCTGACTGCGGCGGTTGGCGATGTACGCCTGCGTCATGACGTTGGCTTTGCCTTGCTCACCAGACAGGTTGGCCAGGGTCAGCACCAGGTTGTCGCCGGTGTTGCGCAGGCGCTGGTCGGCCGTGGCCATGTTCTGCTTGTGGTTCAGGTTGGCCTTGAGGTTGGCGTTGTCCTTACCGATCGCGGTGCCGACCTGTTCGATCGCTTCACGCAGGTAGACGTTTTCCGCCGCCAGCTTGTTGGTCAGCTGGGTGGTCTTGGCCTGCCAGGTGCTGTAGGTGTTCTTCGAGTTGGTGTCGTTGAGCAGACGACCCAGTTCAGCCAGCTCGCCGTTGTAGGCTTGGGCGGTGACTGTGGCCTTGACGTTGGCGTCGGCCATGCCGGACATCAGCTTGGCCACGCCGTCCCTGACAAACTGCATCTTCTTGCCAAGGGTTTCGGTGTTGGCACCGGCAGCGACCAGGGTTCGCTCAAGCTCGTTGTACTGCTCGTTCATTCGACGAAGCAGTTCACGCGAGGCGGAAGTGGACTTTCCAGACTTGCTTTCCAGCGCATCCAGCGCTGTACCCATGTTGGCCATGCGGAGCTGGAATTGCGCCAACTGGCTCAGCGATTCGGAGAAGTCCACTTCAAACTGAGCCATTGCTATTTCCTTTTGCGTGGCTTGGGAGGCGTATCAGGCAAGTCGTCCACGGCTGCCTTTGTCTTTAGATATTGATCATACAGGATGGCGTTGTCTGTTTCCTCCATTGTCAAGTAGAAGAGATCCGCCTGTTCAGGGTGCAGCTTGAGAATCCGTTCCGCGAAGTCAGCCATTTCCTGATAGCTCAGTGGCTGGTATCCATGCTGACTGAACTGCCGCCTGCGATGCAGGCGGAAGAAGGCGTCAGGCAGCCACTGATGGATCGGGAGGGGTTCGGCGTAGTCGACCAGCTTGGGATGCTTCTTCCCAAACTTCTTTTCCAGCGCCTGGAACGCCTTGATCCCCTTGTGCCCGTAGTTGATCAGGAAACGGCAGAACTCTTTACCACTTTAGCCACTTCGAGGTTCGACGCGGCGCGGTAGTAGAAGTGGTTGGCGCTGAAGTTTTCGAGGTAGTTGGCCAGTTCGGAGTACAGCGGGTTCATCAGCAGCTGGGTGCCGATCTCCGGGGTGTACTTGATCTCGCCGGAGTCTTTCTCGCCGACGTTCTTCCAGTCCAGCAGAATGTGTTCGCAGAACGCCCGGGTGTGGATTTCCTGCATCATGTGCACGGCTTCCGGGGTCATCAGGCCGTTGCCGTCCTTGCTGTCGATGACTTCGCGGTTCTCGGTGTACAGCTCGCCAACACGGGCCTGGAAGGCTGGGCCTTTACGCGCGAGCAGGAATTCGCCGCCCATGTATGGAGCCCATACACCGCCGGAAGAAAGTTTTGGGTCGATGGCAATCGAGGAGAGGATAAGCATTTTGAGGGTCGTCCTTGGGAAAGTGCGGTAACTAGCGGCGTTACTCTAACAAGAGCAACGCCGCAAGTCACGACCCCAAGGTTACGGGGTTGGAACGTAGGTGATCGCCAAGATGCACGGGATGTCTACGTTGTCACCGATGGTGACCTTGCCGGCTTCTGCAGTCAGGGTCATCGCCGACTTGTAGTCAGCGTTCTCGCCTTCAGCGTTGTTGGTCGGTGCTTGAGCCATCAGGTTCGGCGCGATGATGGTGAAGGTGCCCTCCACGGTGGAGATGGTCGCCTTCAGCTTCACACGCTTGTTGTCCATGTGGGTCTTCAGGATGGTCTGGTCGTAGTAGTAGATCTCACCCGAGAAGGTGGCTGCCACTTTACCGATACCGATACCTGCAGCGAACTGGTGACCCAGGCCGGACTGCTCACGGACGTTGTTCTGGATCTGCAGCGAGGCGTCCGACCAAGTGACTTCCATCAGGTTGTCGTCTTCGTCGCGGATCTCGATGTTGCCCAGGTTGTTCGAGCTGTCAGCGATCTCGTAGTTGGCTGGCGCCGCCTTGGAGATGGCCACCGAACCGCCCAAACCGTCGACGCCGGCCAGTGCGTTACCGAAGTCAGCGTTGGCCGACATGGTGTTGCACGCCAGAGTGATCAGCTCGCCGTCACCGAAGTTCAGGGTGGCGTCGTTCATCATGGTGCCGAAGTACCATTCGTGGTCGAGACGGTCAGTGGCCAAAGGACCCTGGCGCACAGTCTTCTCGACGACCATGTACTGTTTCAGCTCGCCGTCGGTGATGTACTTGCCTGCAGCAGGGTCGGCGTCGTCGATGTCCTTCCAGGTGTTCAGCAGGATCAGCTGCAGCAGGTCATTGACCCAAGTGGTCGCGCCGAACTCGACGGTGACCGCGCCGTTGGCGGAACCCTTGGTGTTCTTCGAGCCTTGGGTACGACGGCTGCCGGAGATCGCAGTCGAAGACTTGGACTCCTTCTGCATCGAGAACCCTTCGGTGGTGAACGGGATCAGTTTCATCGGTACACGCGAGGCACCAACGAAGTCAGATTTGCGGTCCAAAGGGCTGATGGCGTAAGCCAGAGCCACCGAGGACGAATCGTTGAAACTGTGAACTTGTGGCATAGCCGTCAACTCCTTTGAACGTAAATTTCAAACTCAATGTTTGTCACGCCACCGTATGCAGTGAATCCCTGCAACGGGGCGGGCGCCACGGGTACGAAGGTCCGGAACCGGATACCGTTGATGGTCTGGTCCTGAAACCAATTTGCCACCGCTTCGACCTTGCGGCCGTACTTTACCTTGTCCCGAGGGGCTTTGGTAAACAACGAGATGTCCAAGCTGCCCTGCACGCGGCGTGGTGCCACCTGCGAAGGACCCGCACGACCTACCTGGTCGACGTTCAGCTCGAACAGCCAGAAGTCTTTGTCCTGCTCCAGCAGGGCGCCTGCATCGTTGACGCTGACGTCCAGGCCTTCGACGAAGTCGTAGCCGTACAGCATGTCCGGCGTGACCTTGGTCCGCAGAAAATCCCGTACCCGGGTGTCCAGTTCGGTCAGCGAGCCCAGCATGAAATTGCTCATCGGTAGCTCTTCCTTACGTTACCGGTGGACATGGCGTTCTGGAACTGCCTGGCCACTTCCTGTGTGGCAGCCATCCCGGCCGCCTCGATGTGGGCGTTGCGCTCGTACTCGGTGCCGGTCTCGACGGCGTTGAAGAAGTAGAAGACCGTCTCAGGGGTTCGGCCGGAGACCAGTTTTTCTACCACCTCACGCAGCTCGCGATCACGGACGAACCGCTCCGCCAGCTTGGCATTCTTGCCTTTGTCCCGGCGCTTACCGACAGGCTCAACAGCGGGGCGCTCACGGGTGCCCCGCAGGTCGCGCAACTTACCCCAGGTCCGGCTGGCAGGTCGGCTCTTTCCCTTGGCCGCGATCAGCCAGTGGGCCGCCGCGTTGGACGAGTCGTGCTTGGTGGTCTGGATGGCCACAGCCAGGCCGGCCAACAGCGCACGACGGATCGAGCGGCTGTACAGCGCGCCAATGTCCAGCGCAAGGTTGTCGGCCATCGTCCTGAACTTGCCCACTACAGTACCCTCAGCACGTACTGGCGCTCACCCGACTGGGTCTGCACCGACTTGACCTGGCGCTTCACTCCGTTCATCTCCAGCCACACGTCCTTACCGCGGATGTCGATACCGAACGGCAGGTGATCACGTTCGAAGTACACGGTGCGGTAGCTGTTGGTGTCGCTGGCCCACAGGGCAGCCTCGATCTCGTTCTCCGTCACGCCGGTGACGTTGTAGCTGGTCGGCGTGCTTTCGTACTCATGGGTCACCGGGTTCATCACCCGCTTGCCGCCGACGTGCAACACGAAGTTGCTGCGGAAGTCCTTCTCATGGTCGATGCGCAGGGCAAAGAACCCGGAGTCGGCGAAGGTGTCGAGCACCCGGTACTTCACGCCGTGCAGCGTGATGAAGTCCCATTCCTGCGGCTGGACATTCAGCGGCAGGTAGGCGTTGTAGCGTTCGATCCGCAGGTCCGTGGTGCCGACCTCGTCGGTACTGCTCAGGAACTCGGTGTCGATGTAGCTCTTGGCGAAGACCGTGTCGACCAGCCAGCCCGGGTTCTCCGGTGGGCCTTGCACGACCTTGCGCGTAATGGTGGCCAGGCCGGAAGATCCGCCAGGCAGGTCGGTCACCAGTTGCAGAATGGTCAGGGCGTTGTACTGCTCGCCGCTGCGCGCGTCTCTGCGGGTGGTGCCGATGATGTAGACGTCGTGAGTACCAGGGTGACGGATCGTCAGGCTCGGTGGGAACGAGACTTCCGGCACGGTGAACATCATGCGACGACGGGTCGGCTTGTTGAAGTTGCTCAGGAAGCGATCGGTCAGGTCGATACGGCCGAGGAAGTAGTTGGGCAGCCAGGTCTCCGTGACCGGGTCCCACGCATCCATCTTCTCGGTGATGTACTTGCCTGCGATCTTTTTCAGCTTCATTGAGTGGCTGCCGCCCTTGGCTCGGTGATCGGATCGCGGTCAGGGATGACCCGCGAGAACATGGTGTACGGCGTGGTCACTGCCGCGACGATGCCCAAGTCTTTGAGCAGGTCCTGCATGTGGCCGTTGGCTGTGTCCATCAGGCGATCTGACATCCACAGCCATCCGTCCTTGTCGCTGCGCTGACCTTCGTTGGAGCCGTCGGTGTCCTTCTTGAGGATGAACACCTGGGCCATGCGTGCGACGGTGCCGGCACAGAAATACTTCGCTGCCAGCTTCAGCTTGCGTAGGCGAGCAGGGGTTGCCTTCTCGCCTGTTCCATCCGCCAGACCTTCCCAAATACCGGGCAGTGCACGGTCCAGCTCGGCGCCGAGATCGTCATCCAGGCCTTGAGCCTCGATCTTCTCGGCGTCGATGTCCGTGTCATCCACGGTCAGGACAGCGAGGATCTGCGCGGTACTGGTCAGGTCGTAGTACATGGATTACTCCTCGACGATCTTCATCAGCTTGCTGGCGATCTGGTTGTTCAGCCAGCCGTCATGCAGCAGGTGAGCGATGCCCTTGCCTTCGATCCAGGTACTGGTCGATGGCTGGCGCAGGTTGGAGAAAGTCAGGCTTTCAACCAGAACCAGCTTGCGCTCCAGCGGAGTCTTGCCGGCGGCCTTGGCCACTTCTTCTTCCTGTGCCAGGCGCTCACGGGTCGAAGCAGCTTCTTGTTCAGCCAGTTCCTGCTCGCGTGCTAGGCGTTCGGCTTCGCGGTCAGCAGCTTCCTGCTTGTCCTTGTCTTCGGCAGCCTTGGCCTCAGCAGCTTCCTGCTCAGCCTTGTCTGCAGATTCCTTGTCGGCCTTTTCCTGTTCGGCTTTGGCCGCGGCTTCGTCGTCGAGCTTCTTCTGGTCGGCGGCGGCAGCTTCAGCCACGCGCTGTGCTTCCAGTTCGGCTTCAGTCGGTGCTGGTTTTTCTGCGGTTTGATCAGCTTTTTTCAGAGCCATGATTCAAATTCTCCGTAGTACAAAGGGAAGAAAGGCCGCCGAAGCGGCCCTTCCGTTGGTTCTTAGGCTTCGAGGCTGAGAACCGACCAGGCTTCGTCGTACAGACGGGTAGCCATTTCGCCATAGTCCACACGGAAACCAGTGGCTTTACGCATTACGAACTCTTCGATGCCGTCGTAGGCAGCGGAGATGTTCACCATGCGCTGGATCGCGTAGCGCGGGTCGAAACCGACCAGCAGACCGGCACCGAAGACGTCAGCGTCGAATGGAGTCAGGCGCGGCTGGGTCAGGCCCAGGTTCATGCCAGCCCACGGAGTGACGATCTTCGAGTTGTCCACGCCCACGTGCTTCGGTGCCAGGCCATCGTCAACTGCCAGGGCAGTGTCGATGTCGGTCAGCACCTGGCTGATGTTGGCGGTGTTGCGCTTGCTGAAGAGCCACTTGATGTAGGCCTTCTTGCTGATCACGCCGTCGGTAACGATCGAGGCGTCAAAGTCGCTGACCTTCAGGATCGGCAGGGCGGTCATGTCGAGGTCGCTGTCACCCAGGACCATGGACTTCAGCTGCTCGCCGACGCGACGGATCTTGTCACCGCGCGACTGGGCTTCCATCACGATGCGAACGATGTCGATGGTGGTGGCAGCCATTGCTTCGTTGGCGATCATCAAACCAATCGAGTTGGTTGGGATCTTGAACGATTTTTGGCCAGTGGTGATCGAGATCATGGTCTCAGGCAGAGCCATTTGAACCATGCGACCGCTGCGCGAGCCTTCCGGTGCGGAAGTGTCGATGATCGGCTGCTGCGCCATCTGGCCGTTCAGGTTACGGCTGGTGGCGATGAAGCTTTCCCAAATCGACAGGATGTCGGAACCATCGTCACGCAGGGTGTTTGCGTTCATGGTTTCGAGGATCAGCTGCGGGTACAGCAGACGGGCACCGAGGGAGGCATCGGAACCATCAGGACGACGGAAGCCGTCAGCCTGGGTCATGCCGGCCATCTGAGCCATGGTCAGTGCTGGGCCAGTGCGGGTAGCACCGTCCATCATGCCGGCGTTGGTCATCATCTGGTCGATCGGGTCGCCCATGGTGACGTCAAAGTCGGCGGCCAGGGTACGGATGTACTGGCGCAGGTCCATGCCGGCTGCAGCCGCTTGGGCGTACAGCTCGACGTTGGCGTCCAGGTTTTTCTCAACCTGAACGCCCTTCTCGTTGGCGATGTATTTCAGAGTGCATTGCATGGTTTCAATTCCTTGAAATGGTGGGCGGCGGGTTAGGCCACACGTTCCAGCAGAACTTTGGTGCCGGCGGCGCCAGTGGTACGGACCTGGATCACCTGATACTTCCAGATGGCCGGGGTGCCTTTCTTCACTTGCGGCAGGCCTGCAGTGCCCAGTGGGATCTGAGCGCCAGCAACCACCAGGTCACCGAAGACCAGAGGAGTTGCCACGCCGGCAGCCACGACAGCTTCGATACGGAAGCCAGTGTCAGGACGTTGCACACCACCCATTGGGAAGCCGTTGGCTGGTGGGCCACCGTCGACGTTGTCGAGGAAGCCGCCCAGCTCGTCACCGTCGGCGCACAGGACGAAGTTGGACAGGGCGCCCATCTTCATCGGCTTGCCGCGGTCTTTGTCCGAGTAGGCTTGGCCAGCAGCGGAGCCGAGCTTGGTAGTGACGACGTTCAGCCGCTCAGGCAGAACCGTCAACACGTTGAATTTATAGTCAGCCATGACTGATTCTCCTTAGCGCTTTTGCTGGTTGAGTTGCGAAACTTTGTGGCGCAGGCCAGCCGCCAGAGGAGCCGAGGCTTCTTTGGTCGGAGTCGGGTCGGACTGCTGACCCTGCTTGAACATGCCGGCCAGCTTGGTCTGCAGTTCGTTGAACTGACCGAGGATCTCGGCCGCGGCGGACTTCTCAACCTGCGGGCTACCAGTGGCGACCTGCAGTTTCTTGACCGCTTGCTGGGCCACTACGATCAGGCTGGAGGTTTCAGCTTGAGCAGCGACCAGGGCAGCTTCAGCAGCTTCAACGCGGGAGTTCAGCGACTCCAGTTGAGCTTCCAGCTTGCCGTTTTCTTTCAGGGCGGAGGTAAGCGCGTTGACGTCGAAACCAACCGGGGTTACCGGCTCGTTCTTGGTCTTGTTGGCAGCTTCCTTGTCAGCCTCTTCCTGGGCCAGGCGCTCAGCTTCGGCGTCTTCCAGTTCTTTCTGCGCGGCAGCTTCCTTGTCGGCAGCTTCCTGCAGTTCGGCCATTTCCTTTTCGTAATGCGCCAACTCAGCCTTGGTGAGCACGCTTGCTGGAGCCGCGCCCGCTTCGATCTGAGCGAGTTTTTCAGCAGAGATCTTCATCTCGAACTTCCTTCTATCGCCAGTAGTGTTTGCGGACGCGCCGCTACCAATCAGGTCGTCCAGCGATGCAAGCCGGTCGACCAGCCCATTTTTCACGGCCTTCGCTGCGAAAAAGGTTTTACCGTCAGCCCAGTCCTTGGCGTCGTCGAGACTCAAAGCGCGCTGCGCGGAAATGTGGTTGAGGAAGAACCCGTTGGTTTCCCGCAGGTTGTCCTGCAGGTACTTCTTGTCGGCTTCGCTGAGTTCTTCGTAGGGGTTGCCTACGGCTTTGAACTCGCCTTCCTTCAAGACGGTGAACTTCATTCCCATTGTCTGTTCGGTGTTGGCCAGGGTCTTGATCACAGCGATCACGCCGATCGAGCCGACCTCCGCCATCGCGCTGGCGGTCACCTGGTTAGCGCTGGACATGATCCAGTAGCTGGCCGAGAACGACGCGCTGTCGGTGTGGGCGCGGAAGCGCACACCCTGCGACTGCAGGCGTTCCATGTTCTGTGTCACGGTGTTCAGACCGCGCACCGAGCCGCCGCCGCTGTTGTGATCGAGGATCACATCCTTGTGGCCAGTCTCAGCCAGGATCGCCATGGCGTCGTTGATCGCCTCGTAGGAGGTGACCTCGCCCGGGAACCACTGGTGGAAACGGCGGTAGGTCGGGACCAGCGAGCCGTGGATCTTCAGCACCGGGGTCTCTCCGACTTTCTCCAGCAGGTACAAGCCCTTGCGGTTCACGTCGACGCCGAACACCGGGTCTACTTCCTGACGGTCTTCCTTGAACGGGAAGGGCGAGTACGCATCCACGTCGAAGGTGTACTTCAGCTCGTAGGAGCTGAGCTTGTTGAAGGCGTTTTCAGTGCCCAGCCAGAGTTCGATAGTCATGCCAGGCTCCTTATTGATCGGCGCCGCCGGACTTCGCCGGGGTGCCTGGGTTGAGTGCCGCGCCTGACGAACTGGTCCGGTCTGGTGCCGGGTCCGCCGAAGCATCCTTGGCGTAGAAACGAGTGCCTGCCAGTACCGCGCTGAGGCCTTGTGGGCGGATGCCGAGTTCCCAGCATGCGTGGGCCTCGTTGATCACACCCCAGCTCAGCAGCTCCAACACACGCTTCTGGCGCGTACCGAAGTAGGCCTCCAGCTCGATGTCGGGGCGCAGGTTGATCGGGTTGAACTCGAAGGCCACATAGCCATCGACACCCAGCAGACGGCAGCCGAGGGTCAGCGCCCGCGACATGACTTCTTCCACCGGCGGGCGGGTGCCTTGCACCACCTGCAGGTAGATCAGGGTCTCGGCGTTCGACAGGCCTTGGCCACCCGACGCCCGCAGACCACTGACCGAAGCCGGGGTCTTGAGCGAGGCGCCGAGCATGTTGCCAAGCGTGGTCAGCATCGAGCTGTAGTCAGCTTTGTTGCCGCCGGTGTCCTTGACCTCGTAGGTCACGCTGTCATAGGTCACCACGGCATCTTCAGGCTCCAATCCAGCCAGTGCTTCCTGCACTTCAGCCAGCACCAGGTTGAACAGCTGACCCATCTTCTCAGGGTCAGCGCGCTGTTCATCGGTGGCGGCCTTCTGGATCTTCTCGGACACGATGGTCGCGATCAGACGACTGTGCCCCGTGCGGTTCAGCGCGCGGTGCATGTCTTCGATGAAGCCGTTGAAATTCATGACTTGCGACAAGCCAGGACGCAGCAGGCTTACGGAGTAGGCCTCGTCCGGGTTGCGATTGTGTTCAGCAACAAACACGGTTGGGATGTTCAGCTTGATGTCCCCACCATCTTGCGTAGGGTATCGGCCTCCCTGGCCATCAGCTTCCCATCCAACCGTTGAGTACCCGATTGGCACCAGCCTCTCAGGGCCAAACTGTGCATCCAGCACAAGCTCAGAACCACAACCTCCGGTTGTGATTACATCCGTCTGAAGACTCGACAGCAGCGACTGCATCCCTGGCTTATCGTTGTATCCCTTGCTGTAATCGTGCAGCTGCGAGAACCCATCCATGAGGCTGTAAGCCAGGCCCATGACCTCGGTGCTCATAGCGCCGGTCGCGTCATAGCCTGCAAGTCGGAAGCCGGCACCCACGGAGATCGCGGCCATCGAGTTGGCAGCCGAACTGAACATGCCGTCTTCACGGCAGAGCAGTTTGATGATCTCGTTGACATCGGTGCGGGAGCTGACGTTGTTGATTGCGTTCTGATCGAACTTCTTCAACGTGTTCGTGATGGCGGCGCCGTTCTTCAGATCGGAGCCGGGGCGCTTGGCGCGGGCTTTACCAGCAAGATTTCGGGTCGGCAAGATGACCTGCGCGCTGACTGCGGCAAATCGCGAACCTTTGCTTCCCGGTGTCCTGGTGCCTGCCATGGCGTTCTTTCTTCCCTAAAGATGGCGCGAGTGTAGTGGCGCAAGGTACTGAATTACAAGGGGTGTTTCACCGATGATTCGCGAGGAATGTCAGAGGTACTGACATTCCTCGCTATTTAGCGAGTTATCCCTCTGCGCTTCGCAAACCCGAACATGCCGGCCAATTGCTTCGACATCTCCACTGGCTCGTTCTTCTCCTCGACCTTGCTGCCGAGTTTCACCGAGGACGTGCCAGGCATCACACCGACCACGCTGTGATCCTCGAACTGCTCCAGCGCCATCGCGGCGATGTTGGCGTAGTTCAGCGAGTGCACCCAGTGGTCCTGCTTGTCGGTCTTGATGAACTTCTCGACCACGTCGCCCAATGCGTTGCGCTCACGGATTTTCTTGGTCGTGTTCAGGTGCTTGAACAACTCGATCCGCAGGTCTTCCTTGTGCGGGTAGTGGTTCTCGCCGGAGTTGTGCTGGCTCAGCAGCAGGCTCAGGGTCTTGGTCCGGTCAGCGTTGATGGTGTCGCCGTCGGGCTTCTGCACGATCGGGATGAAACCCGGCACCACGGTGTAGACCACCGCCTGAATGCGGCCGTTGTCGCGCGCCGAGACCAGCTCGTTGACCAGGGTGATGTCGGGGCCGGCGTCGATGCACAGCTTGCGCATCTTGTAGAAATCGAACCGGGCCAGGACCTTGGGCAGCGCCGGGTCGCCCTTGGTGTTGTGGATCTTCTCCATCCACACGACATGCCAGCCGAACGGGACTTTGACCTTGACGGTCAGGTGGCACACCTTGCCGATGTCCATGCCGCCGACGGTGCGCGCGTTCTTCATGATCTGGCCGAAGATCCACAGGTCGACGTCGCAGGTCTTCTTGCGGTGCTCGTCGGTGACGATGAAGCTGTTCTCGGCATCGGAGTAAGGCAGGCCGATTACGAAGTTGAAGAAGTCAGCCTTGAGCGGGTAGCCCTCGTACTGGCGGATGATGCCGGACGGGGTGTTGTACTTCGGTACGTCCCACGGGTACACCTGATAGCTGTGGTTGAAGTTCTCGGTCTTCTTCGCCACCCACTGACGCCTGGCAGGATCGAGCAGCGAGTCCCACAGGTCGTTGGCGCACTTGGGGCACTTGATCCAGGCATCGTCGATGCGGATGCGCTCGTCGTCCAGGTTGTCCTTGCTGAACTCCAGCAGCGGCTTGTCCCAGCCTGGCAGGATCAGGTCGTTCAGGTAATCCGGCACCACCCACTCGTTGCAGTGGCGGCAGCGGCACATGTAGTAGCGCTGGTCACCGGCGAGGAAGCCGACGTCGATGCCGTAGCCGTCCACGGTCGGCGTCGAGAAGCGATAGCGGTAGCCACGCTGGCCTTTCTCGTCGACGGTCTTGGCGTGACGGATACGCGAGTTGAGCTTGCCGAGGACCGCCTCGTTGGAGAAGTCGATTTCGTCGGAGATGATCATCTCGGCCGGGACGGAAATCGCCGAGTTGGCGCCGTAGGTGCCGATGATGTAGAGCATGTTCTGCCCGAGCTTCTTCATGCCCGCGGCGTCCGACCCGGCCTTCACCAGGCCGGCGTAGAACGGGCTGCAGGCAATGGTCCCGTCGATCCGGTCCTTGGAAAACTTGCCGGCCATTTCCTTGGTCGGCTGGCTGAACATGATGCGGATGTTCTTCTGCACGGCCATGATGCCCAGGGTCTTCTGCACCATCATCTCGGTCAGTCCGACCTGCGAACACTTGCGCACGTCGATGCGCTGCGCCGTGTCGTTGACGATGTCGATCTGGAATTCGTGGTCGTCGAAGCTGAAGGGTTCACCCTCGCAATAGCCGTGCTGGAGGATGACCTTGTCGAGGGACTTCATGCCCTCTTCCCGGTTCAGCTGCATCCTGAACCGGGACGATACCGTTCCCTGGTCACTCACTGCGTGTTACTCCTTGGGTGTATGAACCGTCAGCTCCGCGAGGTCAGCTGCGTCCTGCCGCTCTTGGTCGGTCATGAGGGATTCTTGCATCTCCATCTCGTCGATGGATAGCTCGCGCTGGAAGAGGCCTGGCGTCTTCTCGGTGCGGACCTTGAACGGGGCGTTGCGCAGGAAGCCGCGCCGGTGCAGGTCCCTCTCGGACTCCAGGGCGAACTGGCTGAGCAGGCTGGGCTCGATGGTTGGCAGCGGTGCGACGGAGTCCTGCTTGACGCGGATCTCGGGTGCACCCATGGCGGAGATGGTGCACATCGCCTCCGTGATCTGCTTGCGCATCTCGTCGGCGGTCTGCTCTCTGTTCGGCGGAGGCGCGTTGAGGTCGACGTTGAGGGTGAGGTGGGCCTCGCCCATCAGGCGCTGGTTGCGCATCTCACTCGACCGTCGCAGCTGTTCCGACACCTGCTCGCCGAACAGTTCTGGACCTATGCCTGCCACTACGCCAACAGGTCCGCTGGATGCAAAACGGGGTCCGTTTTTACGACGTAAGTCACTGTTCTCAAACAACTTTTGGTATTTATTTACCTCTTCCTGCAGGGTCGCCACTTGAGCTTTGAGCTCACCGACGTCCTTGCCGACAGCTGCGGCCAGCTGCTTGACCTGTTCCTTCACTGCGTTGAGCTCGCGCACGTTCACCCAGTTGAATAATTTCATCGTGCCTCCTTGGCGGCCTTGGCCTCTTCCTCTTCCAGCAGGCGCAGGACTTCCTGCTGCTGTTGTTTGGGCAGCGTCTCCACCACCTTGAGCAGGCTGTCTTCCAGGCGCTGGACACGGGCTAGGTTGATCACCTTGGGCATGTCCTTGACCAGAATGCCGATCACCTTCATCGACATGTTCAGCGCGTCCTTCACGCTGATGTCCAGGCCGTGGCCGTTGATGGCGATGCCTTCGGGCGTGACCACGCGGCGGGTCACGGCGTCGATCAGCGACAGCTGCTGCTTGAACGTGACCAGCACCGAGGCATCGAGCCCGGCGATCTGCATCACCAGCGCCCGCTTGGCCGACGGCGACATGGCGTCGATGACATCCATCTGGATCTCTTCGGGCAGCATGTCGTTCTTCAGGTTCATGATCAGGTTTTCGATGCCCGCGTGCAGCTCCGGGTCAGCGTACTTGAGCGAGGCTAGGTTGGTCACCGGCGGTGGACTGGCCATCGGCTTGTAGCTGGCCGGGTGGGCGGTGGACTTCTCCACCTCCGGCGCGTCCCAGCCGGTGTCGTCCGGCCCCGTGGTGATGCCTGGCAGGTTACCGATTCGCGAGGCCATCAGTAGTCCACCTCTTTGGCCAGCAGCTTGCTCGGGGTGAAGTGCAGCAGCTCGCGCGCCGGGATCTCGGTGGGCTCGCCCTGGATCGGCCGGCTGTTGATCCGCGCCTTGCGGTAGCGCATCTCGAAGCGGCCGAACTCACGCAGGGTCAGCTTGTCCTTGTCGGCCACCAGCTGGTTGATGCCCTGCAGGGTGGCGAGGATGAAGACCTTGGCATCGGCCTTGGTGCTGCCGGTGTTGGCGGCCACCAGGTCGATGAGGTCTTGGATGTTGGCTGTGCTATCAGACATGGCAAAAGAATCCGTTCGTTGTTGGGTGCCGGCTAGAGCTTCTTGCTCCGTTGGGGCTGATGTCCCTATCCGTGGGTCGATCGAGGATGAGGTGACTCGGGGTCACGGGCCGACATATCTCGGAGGTTAGCGGGGTTTTGAGGCAAAAGAAAGCCCGGCGGATGGCCGGGCTGTCAGTGCATCAGGGTTTAGGAGTATTCCCGCAGCGCTTGCTGGTGTGAGCGGTTAGCTAATCCGCCTGTACTGGCCCGAAGGTTACGTTGCCAGTGGCTTTCTGCGCGTCACCTAAACTTCCGTGCTTGAATCGAGACTCGGCGATCTTTCGCAGGTAGGAGCCGGGCCGGTCACCGCCTCCAGGTCGCCGATATTTTGTCACTGACGTCTCGAACTGGTAGAGGATCAAGGATTCGAACCTTGGGATGCCGGGATCAAAACCCGGTGCGTTAGACCACTTCGCCAACCCTCTGAATCTTTCCGGTGACCCTTCCTTGGGTCGGTGTTCGTGTGCCCGGAGCCCGCAATTTAGCGAGATTACTTCCCGTCGTCAACAATTTCCACGTACATCAGCGCCTTGGCAGCGAATGCCAGGCCGATCTCGCAGTGGGTGCGGAAGATCGACAGGTGGCGCTGGTCGATGCCCGGGTACTGCTTGCACTCGTTGAGCAGCGCTTCGATCTGCTGCTCGATGTCGTCGACCTTGCGCTGGGTGACGGCGAGGAAGCGGCGTTCATCGGCAGCTGGTGTTGGACCAATTAGGTGGTCGGGGAGACGGTGATTGGTGACCAGGTGGTTGGCGGTGACCACATCGCCGGGTTCGACGGAGACGCCGGGTGCCAGGGTGGCGATCTCGATGCCGAGGCCCATGCCTTCCCATGCAGCGTGGGCACGGAGAGGGTCGCTGATCTCGGTGGTGATGGTGGCGTCTTTGATCATCGCGGGGCTGATCTCGACCTCGCCCAAGTCCCCGATGCGCCAGCCTTGCTTGCCTTCTTCGTAGTTGCGCGACTGGATGCCTCCGTCGACTACGTCGTAGGGCAAGAGGGTCAATGGATTGATCTTGGTGCGGTCGGGTGTCTGGCTCATAGTCCTGTCCTCTCCGTGGGATAACTCGCTAATTGGCGGGGAGAGCATAGGCAGCGATGGCGGAAAAAGAAAGACCCCAAGGAGGACTAGGCCTTGGGGTCTTAGGGTGCAACACCGTAGAAGCTTGGAGGTCGATGAGCAGCTGAAGGTTAGGTCGGAACCTTCTGGATGTCAACGTAGTAGGCCGCGCCTGGCTCCAGGTGGGCAGCGAGGTCACGGCGCACGTTGAGGCTGTAGCTCGCATACGGGGTGGCCTTGCCGAAGACGTTGTCCTCGTTGGTCTCGTCGGCGGAGTAGACGGCGCCGAAGGTCAGGCGGCTCAGCGGGTTGTCCTCGTCGCCCGGCAGGTCAGTCACGTCGTGCAGGGTGAGCTTGGCCCGCAACACCTTGTAGGCGAAGCGCAGAGGGGCGCGCAGTTGGGCGTCTTCGGCCTGTGGGAGCGAAGCGTTGTACTGGGCCAGGGCATCTTGGGCCGGGGTCAGTGATTTGGGGGCGGCGTCTGTGGGAGCGGGCTCGGCGGCGAGGGTCGGTGCCGGGGCGCTGAACACGACTTCGGGCATGGCGCCGTCGGTGCCGGTGGAGTAGTCGTAGACCGCGGGGTCGGGCTGGGTTGGGCGGAGGTCTTGGATGTCGACTTCGGTGGACGGTGTAGGGGTAGCTTTGGGTGCGCGTGGCATGGTCTGGCTTCCTGTCGGACTGGGTGTTGGGGTAGTGGCCGGTGAGGGCCAGGACCCGGGCGTCTTTCAGGGCTTGCATGCCGGGGTGGGGGTGAGTGTAGGGGTGGATTTTGAAAAAGTAAAAAATTTCCAGCGCTGACCTAGGCGCACTACTGGATGGATATACAGTGAAAAAATGGGGGTGGGGGACGCTGAAATCTTTTTCACTTTTTCTACATTTCTTGCTTGCTCTTATCTTCTTATATGTCTACTATTCATCTCAGTAGGACGTAACAACGAACACCGCTCCACTGGTAGGCCTTCTGGCCCACCGCCCGCCCCGGCCTTGCGCCTCGGCTGGCCCGCTCTTTAACAATTCAGTGAGTTTCATTTGCGGATACCCGCGACAACAATGTTTGGCTTAAGCAAAGCCAGGCACGGGGAAGACTTGCCTACGAGAACCTGTCCAGCTACAGGGTTACATGATCGGCGGTTAGAGCTTCCATACAGGCTTAGAGCGTAGTGGATATACACACGGCCACTATGCAGCATCCAGAGGGATTCTAGGCCCGTTTAACCTTTATCAACGGATCAAGCCAGACTCACCAGCCCACCGGGCGGTTAGACGTCGGTAAAGCCTCGAAACTCACTGTAGATTGTTATCAACTCTTTAACACTACTAACCGATATACACTAGCTGACTGGCACGGGATTAATCCGCTTATCTTTTAGATACTACATACGAGCGATCGCCGACCGACAAATAACAGCAGTGAGCTACACGTACTACCGTAAGCAACACTTACTAGATTAAGGGCATGTCACTAGCCACTAGCTGACATGCCCGACTAGCAATAAGCACTTAGAACTTAATCACTCCCCTAGTTATTTAGATCAAGTATCTGCTTCGGATACTTGCCATAACTAACTAGCAATAAGGAATTAAATATCATGGCTAACGAAATCAAAAGCATTGTTGTACAAGGCACCACTGTAGACGCCCGCCTCATTGCCGCCTACAAGAAGTCCTTCGCTAAACATGAAACAATCCTTTCTGTTTGGGCAAATGCCGCCACTGTGCAAATGGCTAAACATGGCAATCGCAACTGGTTGGATACTTTGTTCCAACTGCCGGTTATGACCATTAAGTCGGGTGACTTGTCTAAACAAGGTTATGAGTTGTACCACTACATTAAAGCGCACTTTCCGCGTCTGGTTTGGGACAAAAAGACGTGCAAGATGGGTCTGGTCAAACTGCAAAAGGACTCGATTCTGTCGACTCACTTTGTAGCGGTCGGCGCCACGTCGGAAAGCGAGACGGTCAAACAGTCCGGCGCTAAGTTCTATAGCGAATTTGGTGACTTCGCGCTGACTTTCACGGAATTCAAGAATCTGGAAAAGCCGGAAGTTGAAAAGGAAGAAGTAGCGCCGAAAATGACCGCGACGGCCTTTTCTAACCAAGCCGACAAGGCGCTCGACTGCTTCAAGGCCGGCCGCTTTATCGGCACTGAAGAAGAGATTTTGAGCGCGATGGTTAAGGCGAAAGCGCTGTTTCTGGCACTGGACGCCCAATTGGTGAAACAGGAAGCCGAGAAACAGAAGAAATTGGCCGAAGCCGGGATTGCAGCGACCGCCGGCGACAAAGTCGACTCGGGCAAGGCCGAACAATCCGCCAGCGTGGGCACCAATCGCAACGGCAACAACAAAGGCGCCGACAAGCGCGCTGGCGGCAAAGTGGCTCCCCTTGCCGCTACCGCCTAAGTCAACCGCCAACGGGGCGCACCGCGCCCCACAACTCCCCGGATTAAGGATTTCTTCCCATGATTGCCGCCTTTCTGCTGACTCTTTCTTGCCACGTCGTACCCGCCACCGCCACCGCC